TGCTCAACGTAATTGGGTATGGGGAATGTCTGGAATTGGCTCGAATGTGAGCCGTGACGGAACCTCAACGGTGATTGCTAATCTGCCAAAGTCGAATGTGCAGATGGAGAGCATCAATAACTCCGGTCCACCATTTGCCGCTGGGTCTAATATTGAGCTAGCTGGTACTTTTACTCCTGGGGCTGGTGGTTCTCCAGGTGTTTTTAACGGAACTGTAATTTTCTTTGGAAGAAATCCAAAGAAAACAACAACGACAACTAGCAGTACAACAACGACCACGCCGCCACCAACTACTACTACATCTTCGACTACAACGAGTAGCACCACGAGCACCACTAGCACCACGACAAGTACTACAACAACGACTAGTTCCACGACTACGACTTCAAGCACGACGACAACTTCGACTAGCACGACGACAACTCCACCTCCCACAACTAGCACGACGACAACAGCGCCACCAACGACGACAACGACCACACCTGCGCCAACGACTTCATCAACTTCATCAACAACTACAAGCACAACCACTACAGCACCGCCATAATTCATGCTCACAATACCGGAGGCTAGATCATATGATGAAAGAAGTGCTGATGCAATACCTTGGCACACAACACTCCTTGGAAACTACATGCAGCACAATTTCTGGATGTATGCAATTATCGACAGGGTAATGCTAGCAAATCCACAAATTCAATCCATTTTTGAAATTGGAACTGGCTCTGGATGTGTAACTACAATTTTTGGTCTATGGGGAATTCATCGTGGAATACCTGTTGTAAGTATTGACCATGTTCATCGTCATCACGATCACATTCTCAAAAGACTTGGCGTGGAGTTTTTGCAAATTGACGAAGAGCTTCCATCCACTCAAGATACAATCCTAAATCGAATCGGAGACAAGCCAACATGGTTGTTCTGTGATGGTGGATGCAAAAGTCGCGAGTTGAAACAATTTGCACCATTGCTTCCAAGTGGATCAATTATTTCAGCCCACGATCTTGGAACTGAGTTTAGGCACCATGTAGATGCTAAAAAATTGTGCGATGATGGAGTCATTCAGCCATACAAGCCTGAATGGTGGATGGAATTCAACGTGCAATTAGCCTTGTATAGCAAGTTATGATTGACAGTGTGCTATACGTTGGAAGTGGCCTATCAGCACTCCAAGCAAATGAGTATAGAAGCAAGGTTGATGTTTGTTGTTCAGTAAACAACGCATGGCGTGCATTAATGCCAACTGGTTCTGATTATTGGATTTATCCAGGAGACTTCCCACCAGAAAATTTTCCACCAAAAGAATTCAAGCACCAGAAGATCAGTTACGATGATTTTCAAAACTCAGCAGAAAGAGTTTTTGCTAGATTAGGTCAAAAATATGTATTTCCACAACATAAAGCTGGATACACTATATTCTTCCAGGGGTTGTATTGGATATTTGATAATTTGAAGCCAAAGAGAATTTACACCATTGGATTTGATCATGATTACTCGGCTGAAAAAGTGCGTAAATGGATTGAGCACAAATGTCCAGCGCCTAATAATAAGTTCAATGGAGAGTCGCCAGTATCTGTAAAAGATTGGTCTGACAACTTTTTCAGCAACTGCCCAGAAGATTCAATTTACGGTCATGGAACACCTGATCCATGGAGGCTTGGCATTGATGAGCTTACTGAATTTTTTAATCGCGCATTGGAGTGTTCGTCCCAACTTGGTATTGCATTATTCAACGCTTCTGGTATAACTAATGGACTGAATAATTTCCCTCAAGGGAAACCATAAATATGAAACTATGACATCACCATCTCTAACCATTTCAATGGCAACCTTCGATGATTTCGATGGAATTTTTTTTTCCGTTCAATCACTCCGAATATACCAAGACCTTCCAGAGAACACTGAATTCCTGATTCTTGACAATAATCCCGACAGTGATCATGGGAGGCAGATCAAGCACTTCGCTAAGGACGTTCCAAATATGCGGGTGGTTGATGTCACTGATCGTCAAAGCAGCTTCGTAAAATATGACGCATTCAGTCTTGCTACTGGCGATGTGATCCTTGGCCTCGATTGCCATGTTCTGCTCCAACCTGGATTCATCGCTTCCATGATGGAATATTGGTCGCGCAATCCAGACTCCAAGAACATGCTTACTGGGCCGTTGATGTACGACAGTCTGAAAGCCACAAGTGAGCAAATCGACCCAGTGTGGCGCGGTCACGACTTTGGAATTTGGGGAGACAATAAAGAAGGCTTGAAGTCGGGTGAGCCTTTTGAGATTCCAGCACAAGGAATGGGATGCTTTTCGTTTATTCGCGCCAACGCTCCTGTGATCAATCAAGGATTCCGAGGCTTTGGTGGCGAGGAATGGTATATGGCCGAGATGGTTCGTCACAATGGCGGTAAGGTTATCTGCCATCCAAAAATGGGTTGGAATCACCGTTTCAACTGGCCGAAGCGAACATTCCCACTCACGATTGATGACAAGCTGCACAACTACTACACAGGTTGGCTGGAGATTTACCGCAACATCAACCACCCGATGATGGTAGAAATGACACAGCACTGGATTTCTGAGCTTGGGGAGGATGTGGTCAAGCTGGCTATTTTCAAAGCCGTTCTTGGTAATGCGTTTACGCTGCCAACAAATCCGCCAAAATCCCCCTTGCCCATCCAGCCATAACGGTTAGAATCGGTGGAGATGTCCACCGGCCTAACAGTTGCGGATGTCAGGTCAATGATTGGCAATGCCATCTTCCCTGGCAATCCTAATTCAGAGCTTTTCCTACCGATTCTCAATCAGGGAGTCGAGAGGATCATCAACTCTGGTTTGTGGAAGAATATGTACGGCCAAGTGGATTACCCGTCCACGACTGGCTACATTACCCTTCCGAGGCGCTACGAGTCAATCGTTGGCGTCACTCGCGTCAACTGGCCCACGATGCCATTCTCGCGCATGCAGGAGTTCATGACTTCTGGCCCTGGCTACATTGACGAGACGACGAGAGATCTTCGCATCATCTTGGATCAAGGCGATGTTTGCACGCAGGAGTATCAAGCTGACGCTGGATTGATCCGCCTCACTATCGCTGACGCAAACGATGTTGGTCAAGTTGTGCGAATTTACGGTCACGACGCAAACGGCAACACCATTTTCGATGCTAACGGTGTAGAGGGCATTGACCTAACGCTCGTCAATCCAACGGCAACTACTGCTGTTCAGATGTTCGTTACTCAGGTTGTCAAGCCTCTCACTACCGGCAACGTCACGCTATCGGTTGTTGTTTCTGGCACTCCGACTGAGCTTTCTGTCTATGAGCCAAGTGAAACGAATCCTATTTATCGTCGTTACAAAGTTGGCACAATCGAGGCTAGTCCAGACAATAAGCCAGTGCTTCGATGCCTTTGTAAGCGTCGTTTTGTCCGACTCATTCAAGAGACTGATTTGATCTGGCCCGACAACATTGGTGCGCTGAAATTCGCAATGAAGGCGATTCAGCTTGAAGACAGTGGAGCTACAGAGCTTCAACAGTCGCAGCTTTTCTGGCAGAAGTGCTACGAAGTTCTTAACCAAGGGCTGAAACAAAACCGAGGAGCTATCCGTCCTAAAATGGCGATGGACTGGTCTTTCTCAGCCGGACAAACTCCACAAACTCGATAAATTATGGCATATACACCACGCAGATCAGGCATTAATGATTTCCAGATGAAGCAAAATCTTCCATCAGCATACAGTCTCAATACAGGACAAGCTAGTCCTGGTGCTTTGGAAAATATGCAGCGCAACAACAATGAAATGCTGCCGCCATCGCTGCAACGCTCAACGCCAGTTGGACGTTCGCGCAACTCTCCTGACCGCATCGCTGAGCGAGAGCTTCGCCTAAAATCGCGTCAGCTTGACCAAGCTCTTTCTCCATTTGCCCAATCTAATATGCAGTCTGAAGGATTCTCTCAGCCTCAACAAATGGCTCGCAATTCAGTTTTTGGAGCGATGCAACCACAAGCATTTACCATTTACCACTAAAAAACATGGCTACCACAATCGCTGGTGACACAGAATCACCGACATTCAATGCAACGAGTAATCCATACACTGGAAACACTTATGAATCTTTAGGTGGAGCATCTAGACTCACGCCTAATTTCCAGTCCATTTTTGTCAATACAAGGCCGCAAATCTCAACCGCCGATCAGCTTCTACAGGCCGCTCGTGAGAGATTGAGGAACGCTGGCGCTGCTGCTCGAATGAAGATGCGTGAGCAGGAGGAACAAGGTGTGCGTTCGTATGTGCCTGCAAATCCAGAAGCAGCGGCTGGAGAGCTTTTCACAAGATTGGAATCTTCTAAGTTGCCGATTACAAAATCCTTCGACCCAACCGAACTTCGCCAGCGTCCAACTGGTGGCGTTATCGCTTCCTATGGCCCTCAAGAGCGCGTTGTGACTAGCCGCTACGGAACTGGAATCGCAACCGCCCCAACCAGAAAACCAGCAACCTTCGACGGCAAAACCAAAGCGCAATTCTTCGGTCAAGCCGCTGCTCGCCAAGGAGAAGACAACAAATATGCGCGTGCTGAGAAGACTGGCAAGGTGGATGAACTTGGTAATCCAAAGTTCACCAGCAAGGCCATTCCGAAAGGCTCAGACGCAGGTACGGAACGAGTCTTTGAGGCTATGAAGAATGGCCTTCCAATGCCACCGCGTCAAATGGATGAGTATGAAGCGAGAAAAGCCGCTGAAGCTCTCTGGAAAGAACGCACATCCGCTTAATTTATGCCAGTCATTGACCTTGCCGACTACCTTGGAATGCCTGTTCAGGCACCCGCTAATCCAGTTTTTAACCAAACTCGGAAATCTACTGGCGTGGCATCACTTGATCGTGAGGTTGATGATTTCTACAAGGGTGCGGCAGCAATAGATCAGCTTCGTAGCCTACAACGCCTAGCTCCAGTATTTGAAGCTCAAAAAGCGCAATTTGCTTACGACGAAATCGCGCAAAAAGCCAACGACTTGCGAAAGAAGCAGGAGATTGAGGCGCAGGTTGAACGTGCGGCGAGCGAACTAGCTGGTGGCAATCTCAATCCTGAGAGCGATGATTTTGCGGTGAAATATCGCGATCTGGCGACTCGCAATCCTTTGGCATTTAGCGATCCTCGATTTAGCACTGTTGCTGGACTGTATGAAAATCAATACAAGGGCTATCAGCAGGCGAAGCAGCAGAGAGCGGAAGCTGAAGCGAGGGCTGCTCAAGCAAGAATTGACGCTGAAAATTCCGCGTATGCCTTTGGTGTTCCGGCTGGACGCATTACTCCCGAAATGAGTATCAGGGATATTAACATTGAGCGAGGCAAGGTAAAAACAGCAGGAGCTGGAACTCGTGGCGGAGCGGCTTCAGCAGAAGAGCGACGGTTGAGTAATATTTTAAATGTCCGTGCAAAAGAATATGAAGACGCCAAAAAGAGAGTTGAGGACTTTGACCTAAAAGATACAGATCAAGAGTTTATTGACGCAAGAAATGCTTGGAAAGAAGCTAGCAAAAAATATATTCAATTCAACGAGACTGGAGGAGTTCCAGCCGCACCAGCCACTCAGCAGCAGGTAAGTCCATCTGCCGTAGCCGCAAGTTCTAGCGCGTTGCCTTCCGCTCCAACCTCCTTCAAAGATACCATGAAGGGATTGGCGGCACCTAAGGCAGAAGATATTCTCAAGGTTAATGAGGCTGAGATTTTGCAAGGTATTAATGATCCTTCTGCGGATGAGAATACCTATATAGCAGCTATTGATAGTGGAAACACTTCGCTAGAGGTCAAGAAGCAGGCTTTGGCAAAATTACAGCAATTTGCTAAATCACCACCACCACGATCCGATTTGACGGTTGGTGAAGCAATTCGTCGCAGAGCAAATCTTCAAACCTTGGCTGAACAAGCAAAGCAAGAAGTTGATGCCTATCCAGTTGTGCAGCAATACAACAAAGCGTGGTCTGGGATTAAATCCACAATGGATAAAACTCTGGATGAATTCGCTAAATCCATATCATCATCTAAAGATCAGGTAATCAACTCGCTAAAATCTGGCGAACTGATTCAAGGCATTCCTGGATACGAAACTTCAGATGTCGATCAAGGTGGCGTATCTGTGTATCGCCTATTGAGTGATTATTTCGCCGACAAAATGGGTCAGAAGAGATCGTTTGGCATGAATCGCCCCGGTTTAAGCCAAACCGTGGAGGAGCTTGAAGTATTCAGGGCAAGTCCCTTTGCCGCCAAAATTGGCATGCGCGGACCACTGGGACTTGGAGGCTCCAAAACATGGACCGATGTGTTGGACGTTTATTTGGCGGAAAAATCAGGATCACCATCTCAATCGCCACAGCCAGTTCAAGAATCCATTGTGGAAATTTCAAACGAGGAAGAAGTTGATGCTTTGCCAAAGGGGTCTAAATTTAGAGGACCGGATGGTAAAGTCCGCATCAAATAACTTCTTTTATGGCTTCTGAAACAGACTGGCTGACAAAATACCCCGAAGTCGAACAAAAATCTTGGCTGGATAAGTATCCAGAGGCCGAGGATAAACCATTTTTCGACCTGTCTGACACTCTTTCCGCCACTGGAAGAGCTTTTACCTCTCTTGGAACGAGCGTTCCTGCGTCAATGCGTCAGGCATTTGGAGGCTTGGAAAATCCTTGGCAGCGCAGTGAGAGCTACATGCAAAGTCGGGCAGATATGCAAGCTCTTCAGGAAGAGCTTAATGCTTCCGAAGCAGCCGCTATGGAAGGCGGTGACGCATCATCGGTTTCATCCTCAATTCGAGAAGCAACTCCAAGCCTTGGATTTTCAGGATCAACTCTGGTTCCAAGTCTTGCGGCAGGTGCCGTAACCGCTCTTGCTACCAAAAGTCCGGCAGCGGCACGTTCAGCAGCAGCGGGAACATCGCTTTTGATGGCCTACCGCATGGCTGGCGCTCAATTCCTTGATGATTCTCGCGAAAGAATCGACAATTTCTTCCAAGAGAAGCTGCAACGTCCGCTGACTCCAGAAGAGCAAAATGAGGCATACGAGGAATTGCTTCCTTTAGCCCGTAAATTTGGTGCTGCCGAAGCTGGTCCAGAAGCTCTTGGCAATATGGCCCTCGGTGGCGCTGGAAAATACATCCGAAAGGCTCTGGGTGGCAAGAATGGCATCATGAGCCTTGCCTCAAATGCTCTATCTAAGGTCACTGGAGCTAAAGCAGTAGGAGCAGGTATTGGCGCTGCTGCTGGTGAAGTTGGCACAGAGGCGATTACCGCAGTTGAGCAGGATCGTATCAACAAGGAGTTTGAACAAAGTGTTCTTCGTGGAGAAGCGCCTGAGAGTGTTGTTTTGCCAGACAGGACGGTGCAAGATTATACCAAAGGAATCACTGAAGTTGCTCCGACAACTCTCGCGATGACTGGATTGATGGGCTTGGCTGGACTTGGACCAACAGCCCTCAATCGAGGTTATAGAGCTTTGCGTCCACAAGCTGAACAGCGGGCTGTTGAAGCTGAAATTGTTCCAGAGGAACCAGCGCCAGCGCCGCCCCCAGCACCAAAGACTCCAAGCCAAGTCATCGCTGACACGCTCTTGACCAATGCAGTCAACGTCTCATCTGATGCTACGAAGGCCACAGAAGCCGCGCTTGCAGTTGTGCAAGGCGTTGCAGCTACTACGCCTGTTGAGTTGCCAGTTCCAACTGTTGCTCCTACCGTAGAAACACCTTCTCCAGCAATGGAGCAGATTAAAACGCCATCACAAACGATCACTGACTCTGCGGAAGCAGGTGCAGGGGTGGGTGAGGCACCTATTACTGAAGAAACCGTTCTTCCAGCGCAACCCACAACCCAACTAGAAAATGCCCCTCTCAAAATCCCCGAGCAAGAAAGCCTTCTCCAAGAACCTCAAGGCCGAGTTGAAGGCCGGGAAACCGCTGAAGCAAGCCTTAGCGATCAGCTACTCAGTCCAGCGCCAAGCCAAGAAGAAGTAGCTCTATTTCAAGAAAAACTTGATTCCTTTTGGCAGGAAAAACCGACTCCACAAACAGTATGGGAGTTGGCCGAATCCGTTCCTGAAGGAGTGTGGGTTGAAGATGGTTCTGGCGCACTAAGGTCTAAAAAATCAAAGACCAGAACTACTCGAAGAGGCACTCAAGTTATTGAGTTTGAAACTGAATGGTTTAATGAGGAAACCCAACAATGGGAGCCTCTTCCACAAGGTTATACACAGGTTGAAAAAAGAGCGGATGGTTCATTTGCTTCCAATAACAGCCTGCCTACTGCATGGACACCGGGATCATATACTGAAGTATCATCTGGTAAACGTGTTATCACGAAACCAGTAGTTGCATCTCAAGCCACACAGTCAAAAAAACAAGAACCAATCACCCCGCAAGGGACGCCGACGCCCGCTACCGAAGGCACGGTCATGCCGGGAGGCAGCGCCATGGAGCGGGATGTGACGAAGCCGGAGCAGATGACGCCGGAGGAACACTTGAACGCTTGGAATCAATTAAACATTGATGCTCAAAAAGCGAGGGAAAAGGCAAACGCTGCTAAAGCGAAATTGCTTCCTAAAAATCCTGCGTCGCAAATTAGGCAAATGGAGAAAAACGCCAAACTAGAGCAAGAAGCAATTACTCTAGAAAATTTGAGAGATGAATTTCCTCCAACTCCTAGTTTTGCAATTGAGAATGCGGTAAAAGAAGGAAAGCCATTCTCGGTAGATCTCCATAAAGCATCAGGATATGCCTATATTCCCTCTGGCTACACCCGCCAAGGCGACCTCTATGTATTCCAACCGGGGGCAACTGGCGAACCAGTTCAGGCAGCACCTTCTGCTGCACAGGCCGTGACGAAGCCAGCTACAGTCAAATCTACAGAGTTGCGAGTTGGTGATGAAGTGTCGTTCAAGGGAAATACATACCGTGTAAAGAGCAAGTTACTTGATGGCAGAGTTCGAGCCGAGTTCACAAATCCAGAAGGCATCGCCAAACTTCCAGCGGGTTCTGTTAACATCACAACCCTACCTCGTAACGTCAATCTCACACGCATTGAAAAACCATCTCCCCAAACCACAACGGTAGCCACACCAACAGAAACCGCCGCTCCCTTGGCTAAGGAAGCGGCGGTAGCCAGTGTTGTTCAACAACCAGCAGAGGGGTCGATCCCTGCTGTTGAGCAAGAATCTGCTACAACTGCCATAGAGTCAAATGAAAAAGCGGACATTGCAGATGCCGCAATGGCGTTCTTGGAAGAGGATTTGACCGAGAGCAAAAGGCAATGGAGTCCAGAAAAGATCGCTGCCGCAAAAGCCTACTTCGCTAGCGGTGGCAAAGACATGGATGTGCTTCGCGCTGCATTTCCAAAGCTAGTTGGCTCTCGTCCGATTGTTCAAGCCTATCTCAAGGCTGATAAGGAGGCATCCGAAGCTCAAGCTAAGCGTGATGCAGCCGATGCCAAGCTCGCCAAGGAAATCGAGCGTGACGAGAAGGAGCAAGCCAAAGCAGAAGAGGCACAAAGGAAACGCGATGAGCTAAACCTCAAAACACTCAACTCGCTCATTCAGAAAACGCGCACGAACGTCGTTCAAGGAACCGTCAATCCAACAGATGCCAATCAAGCTGTCGCGATTCTCAATCGTTCAGGCGAGATTCCAAACGTGCTATTCACCTGGATTGGCACCTCAAAGGATTTCCTTGCTGATCCTGCGAATCGCGTTCGTTATCCTGAGACTTGGGCAGCAGTAAGCGCCGACTCAAAAATCGAAGGCATGTCGGAAAATGGACAGCCGATTGTTTTCACTGATAACGTAGGCGTATCCGATCTTGATCGCAAGCTAGCCAATCTTCAAGGAACTACGCCAGAAGTGGCGGCAGTTCGTCGCGTCATTCTTCATGAGAACATCCACAAGGGCATGTTCTTCTTGTCGATGAAGGAGAAGATGCAGATATTCTCGTTCTTGCGCCGGATGTACTCTCCACAGGAGCTTGATTCGCTTGCTGAGTCCTACAGCGAGTATGCAGACTGGCGCACAAATCAGATTAGCTACTTCAGCATCCTTGAAGAAGCGATGACTCGCGACTTCGATTCAATGGTGGAAATCCCGCGTGATGGCATTTGGGCAGAGTTCATACAATTTCTGCGTGGCATTTGGCAGAAGATCACGGGTAAAACGAGCGAGCCTACCTTGAAGGACTACAAGGACGTTTTCCGCCTGATTCGCAATAGCTTGAAGAATTCGGAGAAGGTTAATGCTGACATGCTGGTGAATGGTGGTGGCGTGCGGATGAGTTACGCAGGCGAAACCTCCATTGAAAATCTTCCCGAAGAACGCCGTCAGTTCATGCGTGACTCGTTGGACACTGCAAAGGTGATGGCCGCAGCAGGCAAGACGAGCGAAGAGATTCGCGCCGTCGCTGGTTGGTTCCCCGGCAAGTATGACGGGAAGATGCGTTGGGAGGTGCCGGATGAGGGTGCTGCATGGAGCGGGAGTCTCGACTGGCAAGAGGCTGGAAAAGCATCCGCCAAACCCTCCTTCTACGGGGCGTTCTCGAATCTTCGCGGGGACGATTTCTCCATCCGCAAGCTGCCGCTGTCCTCCCTGCTAAACCATCCAGCCTTGTATGAGGTGTACCCCGACCTAAAGGACGTTGCGGTTCAGACCATCAATATCAAGCCTTCCCAAGCGGCATGGGGACCAGCGGGCATCACGATTGACGTTGACGCTTCCCCGGGGGAAGCCTTGTCGTCTGTCCTCCATGAGGTCCAGCATTGGATTCAAAGCAGGGAGGGATTTGCGGCTGGGTCATCCCCTGATGTTTCTGAAAAGCGGCCATGGGAGTCTATTGTCTCTTCGCATGAGGACACTACTATTGAGTTGTCAGATGCGTGGTCGCTTCGCAATAGCATAGATAAAGGCTCCACTCTACCCGAGGCGAAGGGAGCTTTTGAAGCTGAGTATGGGCGCAAGCCGCACATCACCTCTGGTCAGTTGGCTAAAGCGATGACCAAGGATGAGATAAACGCCGAGATGGATCGTCTCGCACAGAGCTTTGAGAAAGCAAGGTTCTTGGCACAGAGGGGGCTACTCGGAGACGCTTACAAACAATACTTTAACACAGCAGGCGAGATCGAAGCTCGCGATGTACAAGCACGCCAGAATCTAACACCCGAACAACGTGCAGCCACGGCCCCATACTCCTCAGAAAACATCGCCAAGGAAGATGCTATCGTGATGTTTGGTGGCAGTGGAACTCAAGCCTCTGTTGTTACCTACGACTCCCCTAACGATGCCGCATTCAACAGTGGCGCTGAAGTAGCTCGCAACACTGACTACGACGAACGCGACAAGGAAGTGCGTTCTACTATTCGTGCGGCATACGATATTGCTCCGAAAACAAATGGTCCATCGGTGCCACTAGACGAGCTTTTCAGCATCGTGAAGCAGTCGATGCCTGATCTGACAGAAACCGAGTTCAGCCGCATTTTGCAAGGCTTGTATGAGGACAGTGGGGCGCTGTTGATTGAAGGTGAATCTCCATTTGCTACCTTCACCACCGAAGGCGAACGCGCTGGCTCTGCGATTATCATGCCGCCTACCGACATGACTAAGGATGATGTCATTTCCATGCTTCGTGGTATGTCTGCTGCGAATCCAGCGCCATCTGGAGGAATAAACCAAGAATTATATGATACAGTACTTACTCAACTCAGGAATTTTATATCCAATGGAGGGCGAATCCCTTTACCAATTCAATTGGACCGCTCTGGTGAAGCCAATATGGATAATTACACCGGCAAAAAGGCCGGACTTGGTGGAGGTTTACGACAAGGTTCTGGAGTTGGCCGGGCTGGACAGACTGATAGCGGGACACCACTCTTCGATGGCCTTCCAGAAGGAGTACAGGGAGTCATACCACAAGCACAAAGAGTCGAATCAGAAGTTTCTAGAAATCGTGAGGCAATTGCAGGAAGAGGGGAAAATCGCGAAGGGAAAGCCGGGGCCAGACCTGACATGGGAATGGCAAGTGGTGGCTACACTTTTGCCGATTATGCTCAAATTGCGTCCAGAATTGGAGCAAGAGTTCAGGAAGTTTCTAACGACATCGGAGGTGGACTGGCTGTTATGGCGGATGAAAATGGGGCCACAACCATCCTCATCAATGCCGCACAACTTAGTGAGCGGATGGCTGGAATCAGCTTCGGCTTAGATATAAATGGCGCTCTTGAAACTATCGGAAATGCCTTGGTTGAGGAACTGATTCACGCTGCCGACTTTGCAGTTCAACGTGAGGCGTGGCTTGCCAGCGGAAGGCGTAAGCCGTTTACTGAATTTGCTACCAACAGCGACAAATCCATGTTGGAAGACATGAGAAAGGTTGTGGCATCAAGCAATGATCCAGTAAAAGCAACACGGATACTTTTTGATGCGATTCAAGCATCTCGCCAACTTTACGGTGCAGGCGCAACTCCAAGTGACATTGATGAGATATTTTCATCTCCAAATGGCAACATCAGCATAGTGATGTCCGAGTTTGTGCGCCAGATGATTCAGCAAGACATGCACCAAACGGTTTCGGAAGCATCGCTATTCCGCCGCTTCATTGAGCGCGTGATGAAAATGCTACAAAAGATTCGTGATGCCATCGCTCCTGCAAAGGCTGGCGAGTTTGGCGATATTCTCAAGAATCGTATCAACGAGACTGAAATGATGCTGGCGATGGCTTATCAGCAGACTGGCGCAAGGGCATCTATGATTGATCCTGAAGACGCTGCAACCAAGCAGTTCGCGAAGAATATTAAGGACATCAACAGTGGCACAGCTAAGGCTCCGTTTGGAGGCGTTCAGTTCAAAAACTTCATGCCAATTGACCGCACGGTCAAATCTGCTGAAGAATACAGTGACGCTGCCATCAAATACGTCAACAACCTTGAGAAGGAAGGCGTTTCGCTTGATGATATTGCGAACTCAGTCATCTCGCCAGCATTCCTTGAAAGCATCGGTATTGAGCAAGACTTGATGGCCCAAGACGCTCTGACTATCGAAGTCCGTCAACGTGTGGACAACGCTGCACGCGAGGAAAAGTTTCCAGGAAGAAAGAAGCAACTATCTAAACTTAGCGAGCGCCTATCTGCATTCTGGCAAGGCGTTGGTAGCAAAAAAGGTCAACACCTTGGACAACGACGCTATCTTGTGAACAAAGCTCGTTATAGCTGGATGTTCATTCGTGAAATCGCAGAGAAAGCGATGAAGGAGGCTAGAACCAATATCCTCATTTCCAACTTTGGAGGCGAGAATGCAACTAGCTTCACGCAGAACAGCTATGCCGATTCTGATAAAGCCAATCAGCAGGCTGTTGATGAAGTTGCTAAGGATGTCGTCAACAATGATGAGTGGGCATTGATTAAGGAAGGTGAACAGGTGTTTGAAGGCGCTCGTAAAACCATGTGGGAACGAGTTAAGTTCTTGGTTGCTCAGTTAGCCATATTTGCTCGCAGAAAGTCAATTAAAGCCTCTAATGCCAAGGCTTCATTCACAGATGCTCAAATGAGCGAGCTAAACGCCATCCTGCAAATGTCGGATGATGAAGCGGCTAAAGCAGAGGCGAAAGTATTGGCAGAACTGGATTCTCTCATGGCTAAACTGGTTGGCGATGAGTCACCAACCGATACACCTGCCGAAAAGGCCAAGCGCAAGAAGCGCAAGGAGATCATCGACACGGTGGATAAGCGAGTGAAGGCTGGCGAATCTATTGAGCCAACCGAAGAAACAGAAACTAGCGAGGAAGAAGTCACAAAGGCTGAAGCCACCGCTCAAGCCATCCTAAAGGATTTGTCAGAGCGTTATTCTGATCCTCTTATCTTCAAAGAAAAGAAGCTGAACATCAACGAAATGCGCGAACTCTACAAAGAGCGCGTAAAGCAAGGCAATGGCGCATCGCAAATGACGGAAGATTCATTCGTGAATAAAGCGATTGAACTTGGCGCTGATGAAAAGACCGCTGGCATTCTTTGGAGTGCGGCAGAACTAGAAATAGATGCCCGTGAGGCAATGCGGCAGGATAAGATCCGTCAACGCAATGCAGCAGCAGTAGAACGCGCTGATGCACAGGCTCATCGAATCATATTTGCCAAGGAGCGTTTGAAACGCCAAAGCGGATTTGCTGACATAGATACCAATCAGAACAAAGATACGATTATCAAAGCGTTCCGTGAGCAGGTTGAATCACCTGTTGCGCTTGATGCCTTCGTTCAGCGCCTTATTCCACTCAAGGTTAGTAGGCAGGTTGCAGAACGTCTATTTAGAGCGGCAGAACGCGAAAAGACCGATCTTGCTGCAATGGCTGTTTTTGATAAGACGCAAGGCCCAAAAGCCCTGCAACGAATGATCAATGAGATCAACAACATGCGCCGTGGCGAGGAAATTCCTCTCAGGACACCTATCCCTTGGCGTCAGCTTCTCTCCCAAAGCGCAAAAACAGTTGAAGAATACCGCCAACGTATCTTTGACGCTATCTCTGCCAACGAGGAACTCAAGAACGCAACGCCAGAGCAAAAGGCACGTCTTGCAGACTTGTTCGCTGAAGCATGGGAATCCAATCGCACTCGTATTCTGGATGGTATGCTTGAGCGCATGATTCGCGCAGAAGAGGCCAAGAAGAATCTCAGCAAAGAAGGCGCTAAAGCTCTTCAAGCGCAACGGATGCGTATCGTTGAGGACATCAACTTGGGCATCTTCGATAACGATGAACTGGCAAAGCGCATGGCAGAGAAATTCGGCATCAAGTCCGAGTTCACTGAGACAGAGCGCGAAAAGATCAATTCGCTTATCGAGGTGCTTCAAGACGAAGGATTGAACGCTGTGAAGCGCCAAGTTGCTGCCTACAAGCTACTTGAGGTGCTGCAAGGCGAACTCAAGATTCCAGTGGCAAAGATGCTCGCTGACTTCTGGGTTTCCAGTGTGCTCTCTGGTCCAAATACTATCGTCTCAATTGGTCTTGCTGTTGCCAGCGGTGCATTCGAGCTTTCCACGGCATTGTCTCGCGTGTTCATCGCTGGATTCACCAATCCAAAGCAGCTTCCATCTGAGCTTGCTGGTGCATACAAAACACTCGCTCGATTGCTGAGTGCTTATGGTCGTCAGGCAAACATCGCGTGGCAATACCTTGTGAGTGGTGATCCAGTGTTTCTTGATCCATCTATGAACGATGTGACCGAGAACATGCAGTGGGGCAATATCGGTAAGAGCAACAAGCTGGCAGAACAAATGGCGAAGTCTGACAAGATTCTCGTCAAGAGCGCAGGCTTGTTTATGCGGACAGTTAGCCGTTTGCTTACCGCTCTCGACGTATTCAATAGTGGACTCACCAAGGAAGGCTCGCTTTCCATCGTATTCCGCCAGATTGGACTCGATCCAGCTAAGATTGCTGAAATGGAGAAGAAGTCTGATTTGAAGCCTTACAAGGATGCCATTATTCAGAAAGACTTCAGCGGAACAGCTCCAAAGTCTGCACGCGACAAGGCTATTCTTGATTCCTACGCTCTGGCCGACATGATGGCAGAACTGGATAAACTTGGCAACGTGTCCGAGAACGCCAACTTCTTCGGTCAACAAGGTGCCATGACGCTTGATCCATCTGGACTTGGTGGTGTCGGTTATCGTGCGATCAGATCGCTTGTTACCAACGCTGAAGCAGGTGCTGATAGATTCCTAAAGCAAGCTCAACGCGGATGGAATGACTCGGCGCAGAATGGCGATAGGATTCTCTCTGGACTTGAGTTGGCATTCGCTTACTTCATGCAGTTCGCTGCCTACAATGCAGCTAACTTTGGCGGTGTTCGCTTCGCACGTTTCGCTGGCAACAAATTCAACCAAGGTCTGAGCTTCATTCCAGGCATTGGTTTCGCTCGCGCATTCGAGGCTGAATTTGACCCTGATCGTATCAGAGGAAAAGAGGCATTCATCGACTCAATTCGGCGCAATCAGATTATTGGAGTGATGTTATTCGCTGCTGGCTATCAAATCCTGAAAGCCATCGCGGACGAGCCAGATGACGAGAAGCGTGGTTGGTTCATCAATGGTAGCTGGGGTAACCTCACACCTGAGAAGAAGCAGCAGAAGCTAGCCGCTGGCGAGAAAGAGTACACCATCGGCATCAATGGCAAGGTGTTCAATTACGCCAACTGGCCTATTTCATCTGTGCTTGCAGCTATCGGAAGCCTTTCTGATCTGATCCGCTTCTCGCCAGATCAATGGAATGACAAAAACGTGGCTCAAATTATGGCAAGTGCCGCAATGTCTGGCGCTGCTGCTGCTGCTGACATTCCTGCTCTTTCCCAGTTCCAAGAGCTATTCGGCAACAGCTTGTCCAGCAAAGACCCCAACGAGAAGCGCATGGAGCGTTTTGCCAAGGTGATGTCAAGTTACGCTGGTGGCTTCGTTCCTCGATTCTTGAAGGACATCGACTACGCGCAAGATCCAAATCTGCGTAAATACGAAACACTGTGGGAGAAAACAGCCTCGCACATCCCTGTTTACCGTCGCTACGAAGGCAAGGAGTACTACGACATCTTGGGCCAGCAAATCCAACGCAATGTGTATCCTGGAAGCCGCGAGTTCATGGTGAAGCCAACCGATCCGGCCTACAAGGTTCTCGGTGCTCTCAATTCCCGTGGAATTTGGCTGACTCCTGCCAATGCCGAACACCGCATGGTTGGCAAGGGCGCTCGTCGTCGCTCTCTTACACAGGAAGAAGCCGACAACTACAGCCTTGAAACCGGCAAAGGATACAAGCAGATGCTTCTGCGATACGGCCAGCGTGCGCTCCAGATGCCCACAGAACGCGCTAGAGCATTCTTGTTGGACAAAGCTGACGAAGTGCGCGACAGGGCGCTAAAGAAGGTCTATAGAGGCTATCAACCTGCAACGTGATGCAAGAACTCATCCGCAAGAACACCATCCCAAAGGAATTCAACCACGCGAAACTGCGTGAGCTATTTCCAACGGCTGTCATCACTGGCGATACATACGGATTCTTTTACCACGTTGAAGCTACAAATACAGTGTTCGTCAGATACGGTTGGCGTGATCTAGCGAAATCCGTTCAAGAGCACCTGGAAGGAAATGGTATTGAGATTCCAGCGAATCTTGGCCTCATCATGCAGGAGGCATTCTGCCAGCATCGTCCTGATTTATGCGTTGATCGTGATCCTGACAGCGAGGCTAAAATTGGAGCGTTTCAAATGATGAAGCGGTTCTACAACTCCGCCGTGAAGCCTTACTTGGCTGGCGAGCTTGTTGATCAAGCGGAGGCAAATCGAAGAGCGGCTATTTGTGCAACTTGCCCCAAGAACACGGATAAGATTGTGGAGTTCTGCGTTAGCTGCTCAACTCGTAGCCTTGTTGGGCATATAAACCAGTTCTTAACGAGTCGGCATACGCCTAGCGATCCGCTGTTGAAGACGTGCCAGATTTGCAGCTGTGATCTTCGTATGAAGTGCTGGTGTCCTACAGAGGCAATGCGAGAACCTGAGTTGGCTGACAAGTGGCCTGATCACTGTTGGATGAAGTAGCTAAACTTCCGCTGTAGCCTACGCTTGATTGTCAGTCGGACAAAATTGAAGTTCATCTAGCATATCAGAAGGTTCTGCCTTCCCGTTTGCCATCGTTTCAATCCAGCGTGCAGGGTCAATGGTTGCTGTGTGCTTCCATCCAACATCCAACATCGCAGATTCAAACTGGCATATTTCGTCAGCGGAGAAGCATTTAATCACTCCGTTAAGCGCATAGACAAAAAGCATCCGGCCCAACAAGGCTTCTGATGAAACGCTGACAACATCGTTCTTGGATTCTGTATTCATTCGCGGTGAGCTTCTACTTTAGCATTCGGCAGCACAATCTTCCTCCAATGTGTTGCGTGATCATAACCACGGTCAAATGCACCTTCCCAGATGTCATCGCCATCAGACCAATCTACATCGCCGTATTTATTGGCGTCTTCTTTGGTTGGCAGGCGATCATCAATTAGAACCCATGAGAGTTCGAGTAGCATCTTTTGCAGTTCATCAATGGTTTTCATATTCGGTATCTAACTATACGTCCGTTTTTGGTTGAGATGCAAGGGGGATTTCAAAACTTCATTTTGATGCCGCTGAAAAAGAAAAGGTATTTTTATGGTACTTCAACTTAAAGCTTCCTACCCAACCACTAACGCGCTGCTTTTCAATGATCACTTCAGTGTCGTGCATAGCGTCGATTATCTCGCGAGATTTACCAGCCTTGATAGCGTCATCCTTCGCCTTATTTCTAATGATAATTGCAACATTGTCTGGATTGTCGATGAGTGCAGATGATCCCTTGACGTGATACATTGTTGGTCTTTCGCCTTCAACTGGCTTGCGAAAATGACATACGAGATGCACATGACTGCCGCTTTCCTTGACAAAATTTTGCAGAGTGTTCACGATTTCAGCCTGCTTTTCCATGTCAGCTTGACCTTTAATTCTCATCATTGAGTCAATAATGAAATCTGTGCATCCATATCTACGATTGGCAAACCATAGCATTTCCATCAACTCTTCCATTGCTATACTTCCAACGACATCAGCAAATAGAAGATACCTACCTATTTCTTGACAGAATCGACGCAACTTCGGCTCGTTGATCTCATGACCCATACAAACCTTTGCCAACCTGCCGATTTGATTCTCAACCAACATCTCCATGGTTGCCTCAAAAATATATCTCCTCTTACTTACTACGTTTGCCTTCAAAAAGTTAAGCATAGTACTCTTGCCAGCAAAGGCTAAACCGCCCCATACTGTCAATTCTCCTGGTCGAAAATAAAACCCGGTACCCTCATGCCAATCGCCCTTAAAAAATGGCAATGTAAAGGCTTCCTCCTTGGGGGTGTATGAAGCCACAACACGTTCCTCCAACTCATCACCACGCACGAATTTATGGATTGCGGCCATCTTGGCATTTCCAATCCAATCTAAAGCGTCCTTTTGAGTGTAGCCAGATTTTAGACAATCGTTCGCATCCTTTTTGGGCATTGAGACAATCATGCAACGATGCTTACCTAGACGCTGGATGATCTTGTCGGTTAATTCTCTTCCGGCTTTGTCTTGATCAAATGCCAGATAAATTGTGTCAAATGGAGCTAGATTATCCCACTCGTACTCAACCCATGATGTGCCGGTGCCATTAGGAATAGAGATAGAATCGACTCCCCATTGAGTCCAAGTCATGCAGTCGATTTGACCCTCGCAAATGAGAACTGTTTTATCCTTATATGCTTGTTCATTGAGTGCATGCCATCCAAACATACATGGGGCGCAATCTTTTTCCTGCCATACCTGCTTAGGTTCAGTAAGAGTACGATATGAACGATTGATCAACTCGCCATCTGGCGCGTAGCATGGAAAAACAATAGCCTGTCTTTCGCGGACTCCCTCAACCTTAAATTTCCGTATGATGTCAATCTTCAAATGCCTAGCACCTGTGAGATATGCAACACCTCTACCCTCTGTGGCAAGTTCAGGTATGGAATTTACAGGCTTGCGGTAATCCTTCTTTTTTGCATCGACTGGATCATTAATACCAAGGTAATGTTTAGCCTCCTTGATGGCTTGTGCCGCTGTAATTCCTTTTGTGATGCGCCACAAATCGAGAAGATCGCCTTTATTGGAATCATCAGCCCAATCTCGCCAGTTTCCAACGTAACTGCCAACAAAAGCCACCTTCAGGCTTTTTCCTGGCGATCCAGCAATGTCTCCACACACCCAAAACTGTCCATCTTCTTTGCCGCCAGGAAGAAGAAGCTTACAGACCTCTAAAGCCTTGTTTGAGAGCTTTTGGCTAATATCAGCTACCGTTACCATACTGACACCTCCTCGACGCTCTGAGGGCCATCTGTGTGCGAAATAGAGGCATCTGGTGAATTATTTTCACGGTATGATTCCAAAACTTTGTTGAAATCGACATCTATGGTCGATTCTGGCTCTGGAGGAAGCTTTTCAAACCACTCTTGAAATTCCATAAAATTAGGGTTGTCCTTGATTGGATCGGCAAATTTAACCTGTGGCTGTTTAATGTCGGCCCGCTCGATTTCTTCTCCATCTTCCCACCCTCTCGCATTTAGCCATGTTGCGGGATGGGGGATGAATTGTCCATTGTCTTTTAGCCAGTCAGGTGATTCCAAGGCAACTCTAAGGCCAGAAAGTAACATATCGTTGGTTACGCCCTTGAGTGCCTTGAATGCCTTTAAGGCTTGCCCCTTCGACTTCTTCCTTGGATAAAGTTTCCAAAACTGCTGGAATGGCAATGGATAAAAATCATCCTGCTCAATAAGTTGGTTTTTATTCTTTTCTTCTTTGGGTGCTTCTTTTTCAGTACTTAGTACATGCTGGTTTCCAGAGATGGCTTCCCGTAATACGGCTTCCCGTTGATGGGTAGCCGCATCTGGAAAGCCGTTACTGGATGGATTATCTTGCCACTCCCAGATAGATGGAAGTATTTTACCAGTTTCCTCGCACTTTTGTTGCGTTCTCTTGAGGTAATTAAACTGCTCCAATTCTCTAAATGCCCCATGAAGTGCCTCGCGCCCCTCAGTTCCCTGTTCTTGAATCCAAGAGGCGTGCGATTTCCAGTCATTCGGGAGAGACAACATCATGGCGAGAATGCCGCGAGACTTGAACGACAATCTTTTGTCACGCAAAAGGTCGTTTGGAAGTATTGTGTAATTTGCCGATAGCTTTTGTCTGTGGATAGTGATCATTTCAAATCCACCTCCTTATCAAAAATAGATGTAGCCTTTTTCATTAAATTATGAATCCTTCTTACGCGAGTCTTGCGCAGTGACTCCTTTTTTCGCTCATCAGTTTTGATGTTTTTGAAAAGGTTGATGCATTCAAGCATGCTCTCGCAGAACTCAACAAGATCAGGATGATTAGAATCCATCGACTCTTGTACGCTGAACATCAAGAGGCATCGAATTGGATCACGAAGCATGGTTTTATTGAAAGCAGTTCTTCCTTCGTGATAATCTTGGTGGCACGAATGACACAAGCAGGCTAATTCAGAATCGTCGTATTCCCATGGTTCTGCACCTTTTCGATAGTCCCAATGATGAATATGCAATTCTTCTGATGGATCGGCGCAAAAAGAGCAGGAGAATTCATGCTTCTTCATTATTTCCAACCGTCGCTTTTGCCAGCGTGGGTCTTTGAGTTTTTGCCAATAAGGGATTGTGGAAATAGACATAGACATAGAAATCCCCCTTCAAGTGAGGCCCACCGATGCGAACAAAGGTGGCTTGAAGGGGGTAAATTTATTTCTGCAATCATTGGCCTCAACAATGATTTGTCGTATTCGACACACAACTTTGATCCAAGTTGCCAAGAGCGTCAACAAAAACTACCCAATTGCGGCCAGTTCTTCGTGCTGTGCCAGCACATTCTGCACATAGGAAGAGTCATCAACTCCAGCTTCGAGCAGGCAATTGTAAAGCCTGTCTGCATCCTTGCGCGATTCGGCCAGCTTACCACGCCATATATCTTCGATGCGGATCAGTTGCGCCTGGAAGCTCTCCTGGCGTTCTTGAAGGCGCTGGTTTAACTCGGTGATCACCTCACCTATTTTGAGGCATTTAAGCTCCAATTCGGCAGATTTCTTGATGATACTGTTACGTTCTAGCTCAAGTTGACGGGCGAAGTCTGTAGGAACCATGTATTCTTGGGCAAAAGCCATTTTCTCAGCCGCATCTGTCTCTGGTGTTGGTGTATTCATATTCAGTTATTGATAAAGTGTGCGTCAATCTCTGCTGCAATGTCCTCAACCATGTCGTCCAAAGTATCCACAGCACATTCCCAGACTGCATCGCGCATCAATGGGTCGTAGCTGGCGATTTGAACGGCTAGCAGGTGGATAAGTACTTGGGTGGTTTCATCCCTAGATGCCTTCGTGTTATTAAGAGTACGAGCCAACTGATTGTGAAGTCGGCACTCTGCCGATGGTTGTTTTGAGTTTGGCATTATTTGATTGTTCTCCGGCATCTTCTTACACCTTTTGGTGTTGTTAAAATTTCTTCATCGCTCCATCCATTTTGGATTCTGTTCCATATTACAGAATGAGGCCAGTTCAATTCACGGCACCATTGAGTAAGCAGTTTAGACTCTCCATTTAAAGTTAAAAATTTAGAGTCACAACGATTCTCAGCTTGTTGCTTTGCCGTTGCCCATCTCACGTTGCACGGCTCATAATTTCCATTATTATTGATTCTGTCTAATGAGTAAGATGAATCTGGAGGATGACCAACATCTTTAAAAAACAGATCAAACGGACTTTCTCCATTTTCACCAAATCTCCAACGGTTACACACTTGAATACCACGTTTGCGATAATTCACATGTTGAGGTTTTGATCCATAACATCTGTTAAGCATAGATCTCCAAGCCATGTGAGTTTTTGATTCAATATCACCTCTGTATTGCCCGTGTTTTACAGGTGAATTTTTACCTTTTAGGCAACCGCAACTTTTCTGCTTCAGCTTTTTCCCATCAATGCCTATCCATTTTTTGTTTCCACAACTACATGCACAAAAGCAGTACCATTTGTTTTTTAGATATTGAAATTGATGATCAAGAACCAAAAGGTTATCAAATTGATTTCCCACCATTTTTTTTCGGTCTTCCGCCCTTTTTGCCATTAAGTTTAGACGATTGTGACTTAGCCATACTTTTTGCGCTGCCGCCTTTTTTTCCAAGTTCAACTGCGTTTGGATTTTTGTTTTCATTCATAATGATAATAACCTAAGCGTTTAGCTTTTCAAGAGAAAATATCAATAATCACTTTTTCTTCTTCGCCTTTTTCTGCCTTGCGTTGGATTGTCTCAATTTTTGTTTTGCTTGCTTCGTCGCCAGATATGATTCCAGCGTATCTGCATAAATCGACATGGTATTTTTCGCACAAATTGTCTTCGTCGATAAGTCGTTTGCGGACGCTCGTAACACGGACAAGAATTCTTTGGCTAGTTGATCCTTGAACTTTTTTCTTGCCCAATGGTGCATCCCTAGAATCTCGTTCCATGATGGTAACTTGCTTGGAATTGTAAGCGAGCAGATCGGGACTGGCATTTGGGAAATGTCGCAAGATTCCATGGTAATTTAGAGTCACATTATCCCTCCATTTCCAATTCAATCACGCGAATCCTTGCCCACTCAATCCATTCGGATTCGGCTTTGCTGATTTCCTCTTTGCAGGAGTGATAGACAATCGCATCGTCAAACAGTGCGATCTTTTCTTTGTTTGGATTCATACGTCGATCTCGTCTGTATTGAAATAATTACGCACGTTGCTACTTGGGTATGCAGCGCTAAGAAGCGGAAACACCAAGTCCATAATTGTGGCTCGGCATGTCATGTCATCGTCCGGAATCTCAATCGAGATCGTTGGTGATGGTATGCCTTCTCGCGGAGGATTGATTGTTGGTTCAAGAGTAAGTTTCATATAAAAAGTGTGGCCGATATAACCCTCGGCCAACGGGCTTGTTGATTTAGATTACTGCCAGATTTTCGTTCTAAAACGGAATATCATCACCATTATCTAATTCTGTTTCTTGCCGCTTAGCTGGAGTTGCTGTTTTTGGCGCAGAACGAGATCCACCATCGAAGATGAACTCTTTTCCATTGCCAATAAATGGAGTGTACTTCTTGGCTTGGCGTTCTTCCTTGGTGGTGCTCTCAGATACACTGTGAGTTTTGCCAAACTTGTCTTCGCCATCACGGTTGCTTTTCACATCCAGAGATAGGTAACACTTGCCATTTGCATGTGCGTTGATGCGGCTCTCTGGGATGCAGATTGCGACATACTCTTTGCCGTCTTTTCCGGTGATTTTCTTTGCGCCCTGAAGAGCGAGAAGATCAAAACTGATATTGATTGTGCTATTTGCCATATTGTTTTTGTTATTTTAACCAGCGTTTTTGCTCCCAGATTGGTACATCTAGTGAGATGATTCCTTTACCGTATCCTTGCCACTGTCCGGTTTCAAGACACTTCTTATAAGTTTCGACAGCGTAGTCCATCTGTGCCTGACCAATGGCAATTGCCTCTGGTGGTGGCTGATAAATGCACACGTCTGCGGCTTCGTTTGTCTCAGCAACCAGCCAAAAATAGGCCGGTTCTACATCAAGGCCAAGCTCAAGTGAGAGCAACGCCTTGTAATACTGCATCTGCATCATGTAGCGCAGACCGAAAGCCTTGCGTCCCCATAGCTCAGGATCAGCTTCTGAAGTTGTTTTGAAGTCCACGATGATAGGCTTACCACTTTCATCCTGGCCGTATGCGTCAAGCCTTCCCTTAATCTCAACACCCTTGTAATTGTTCACAATACCTATCTCACGCTGCTTGCACAAGTTGAGCATGTATTGAGCATCTGGGCTATTGCGGACAGCCTCAACAGTGCGGACAACTGTTGCATGCTCAGCCAGAGACAGGATGGTCATGCCAGCGTGTTTATCGCGCCATGCCTTTCCTTCTTTGGTCCGAAGATCAATATCAACAGGCTTAACGGTATGGCTGTATGGTTTGCCTTCGAGCACAGTTTCGTGAACGATGGTTCCAATAGTCATCTCAATCGTTGGCTCAAAGGATTTCTTGAGCGATGACTGATAATGCTTTGGGGACTTGAGGATCGTCTTCAAGCTGCTGAAATTAGCAGCCGGATGAGAGCGGTATGTTTGTTCGTCTAGGATAATCATGCTGCAACCTCCTGCATCGAAGGAAGCGCAAGGCTTGCGGTTGGTTTTGGAGTTACATCGCGTTCAAGAACGACATCGCCATCTTTCTCGATGTGCTCTGCGATCTCGCTAGCAAGTGGCAGCAGTTTGCACAGTCGGCGCAAAGTGGTCTTCTTTGCCATCTCACCGTAATCCGTAACCCATGGACCGGAGTTGCCAGAACGCGAACGCTTGCGGATAGCATCAACCTCATCCTTTGTCATTGTAGCGGTTTGAGTCTCACCGGACTTGAGCACAGCTTCTGCGTACACAGCCTGGATTTCTCCACGAGGTTTACGCCACTCGACCTTGTGCGTGATTTTGCCATTTTCCCATACGAACTCATCATTCTCACAAACGAGTTCAGAGCGAATGCTGACAACATCGCCAGAGCGACGGACAAGCTCGATCATACCAATATATGAAAGAATCAGAGTGCATTCAGATCCGTAAGGAATCAGATAAGCGCGACGGCCATCTGGTTCAAGGCCAGCGGCTGATAAATCAAGCAAGCACTTAAAAAGGCTCGTTTGCGTGCAATCCTGCAACTTTGGAGTTCGCTGCAATGCTGTGAGAGCAATGCGTGAGAACCGCTCAGGAGTCATGTGCTTTGGCAGCGCCAATGCTACTTGCTCACGGAACTTTTCTCCGCCGATCATCTCTTTGAGAGTCGGCTGCTTAATCGTTGGTTTTGTTTCTGTATTGTTGTCGCTCATGTGTTTTGTATGTGGGTGAGAAATTAACTGAACCTAAGTTTGAATGCTGCGATAATGCTTTTCCAGTTATCCGGTTTTCGTTTTGGAAATGGATGGTTGGTGCGCCCGATAACTGGCATGGTGCCAACATCAATGCCGAGGTAATCGAGTGCGGCGATGACGCCAGGAGTGCGATCTACATTCATGCCAGTTTTCCGTGCATGTATTCGCGACCTGCGTTGTAAGCCATCTTCAATTCGACGGCTTTGCCAATGTCGATGCCACGAGCTTTAGACGAGTCAAGAACGCGGATAATAATGTCTGCGAATTCCTCTTCTTCGCAGGTAAGCGGGCAATCTTTATCGCACTGGCTTTCAAGGTGGCCTTTGCGTGCTGCCTCCCAAAGTTCGCTCACTTCTCCGTGAAGGTTTGCTGTCCATTTGGAGTAGAGTTCGACGGAAGAGTATTCGTAATCCGCGTCATGGAATCCTTTGTCGGATGCGTTTTTGTAGGCTGCATCGGCCAGTTCATTTAGTGCTTCTCTTGTATTCATATTTTATCGGGTTGAGTTGTAATGTTAGTCTGATTTGTCCGCTTTGTCCAGTTGCTTTTTCGGCGCTTTCAAAGATTGCAAGTATTCCACAATCGTTGGAACCGTTTCTTTGCGCGGCTTTACTTTGCCGCTAGCCCATTCGTAAAGGCGCTGGCGATCAGTGCCGATCAGTCGAGCCATTTTAGTTGCTGATCCGTGCGGACCTTCATCGAGGTGTTTTTTGAGTAGTGCTGCGAGGTTCATATTTATACTTTCTTGGAACAAGGTTCCCAAGCTGTTGCGTCCCATTTGCCAGTGAGGGGGATGGAGCGATTGATCTCTGATCCATTTTTGTGTAACTCATCCCACGGATATTCTTTGGCGCATCCAGGTTGATCACAATTGCGCCAATAGCGAATGCCCTCAGTGGAACAAGATGTGATAAGGCACCAACCAACATTAGAAGGGTCTTTGGCTTCACCAGCCCCACGAAAAACCGATCCTGGAGGGCAGTCATCAGGTCCAAGCGGCATCGTCGTCTTTGGCGTGCGCCATTTAAGCACGCGGTAAGCAATGATGTCGCCCAAGAGATTTGCATGTGACCATCGTAGTCTAGATGGATACGATTCTAGACATGATTCATCATCGAATATCTTGTCTTCATCGATCATCTTGTATTCAAGAACTTCTACTTCCTCATCATTTAGTGGACAACTTCCACCGTGCCACTCAATCCAGGGTGGTGAATCTTCTAGATCGTTAGGTTCAGGCCATAAGTTTCCGGCTTCAATAATGTCTGCTGCCAGGCGTAGTTGTTCTGCTATTTGTTCTTTGTTCATATTAGTGGACTGAAAGATATTCGAGGGATTCCATGCAATCAGGCTCACGAGCAGCCCAGCGCATGATGATGGCTTTCATGGTGCCTATTTTGGCAACTCTTCGGGAAGCGCCGTCCTTGTATTGTTTTGCGGCACTTTCGAGAATGGTTTCGAGCAGTTGCTCGGCTCGTTCATATCGTTCGGTGAATGTCGTCACCAGTTCTGGGTCTGCTTCAGTTGTCATATTTGGTTATTAACTTTGGTTCAATCGTCCGTTTTTTGCAAATGGTTTTTCGGCCCTTGGAGATGATTTTCACGGCTCCTGCCACCAGGGCTTGAGCTTGGCAAGTTTGCGGTCCTCGGCCTCGCGTCTCTCTTGCGCTTGCCGCGCTTCCTGCTCTCGCTGGCGTTGTGCCAGGAGAGCGAAGAAAGCGGCGAGTTTGTCTGTTTGCTGGTTCATGTGGTTTTAAGAATTGCAGCAGCAAGGAAACGCTCTTGTGGCGATGCTGTTGGATCAAGAACCATGGCTCTAAGCCCGGCTTTCCGATCGTCTGCCCAATGGGCCGGATGCTGGCGAAGGCATGGCATAGGCGGATACTGGACAGAGGGCGGCAGCGTCCCCGCTTCTTCGGCTCTCTCGATGGCATCCGCGATGAGCGCGGCAACATCTCGTGTAGCGTTGCTGGTCGGAAAGGATGCCCGCATTTCGTGGCAGGTAATCCAGCCTTTTTCGTCTTCGTTCAGTTCGATTGTAACGGTAAGTTTCATATTGTGGTTATCCTTTGTTTATTCGGCGCATAATCGCGCCCTCTTGCCATCTTGGTGACTGGCGATGCCACAGAGATAGCGAACGGGCGGGATTTAGGCTTTATCAGGAACGGCCCACGCTGGCGTTTCGCGAGCGCCTCGCATTTCTCGTGCCTCGTTTGAACGCTCCGCCAAGCGTCGAACGTGGGCGCGGTGCGAGTCCATCTCTTGACGGCTTGCGAACTTAGATGGCAAGATTTCCAAGTGCAAGCGAGCGGCCAGGGCATAGAGATCATCAAGCGACATCTGCGCGATAGGAACGCGGAGTTCTCCGGCCTCGTCTTTTCGGACTTCGCACGCGATTACTTGACCGGATGGCAAGCGGTCTATTGCGAGGCCCACGATGTTGTTGATTGCGCAGAATTCCTGCGCGTTGTGGTTTAGTATCATATTCGTTTTCGTTTTTGGTTTTAGCCTGTCTCGTCAGTTTTCGGGAGGCTAGCCCGAAAAGACCGCCGCAGCGGTTTCGACTTACCATTTCCAGAGGTTATCTTTGCAAGCACCACGCGCCTCGGCAAAAGCGCAGAGAAGCCTAAAATCTTGCGACGGCTCAAGCCTCACCTGTTGAATCCAAGCGTTAGTTAAGTCGCATGGTTCGCTCGCATTTCCAAGATGCGTCCAATCCTCTCGCTCATCTTCCGTGGCGCTTGATTGATCTTCTTCTGACACGAGGAAGGATTTCCCCAGGCCAGAATCAATCAACTCGTCAAGCGCATCTTGCTCGTGCGAGGCCCAAACAGCGCCAACTGCGCCGAATTCGTGACCGATAACGTACAAGGTAACCTTGTGCGGATTGAATTCCCAAGGAAGAATTACATTATTGCAAAGAACTTCTTCTTCATTGAGTTCGACTTCTCGTGATGGGAGGCAATTGAAAGTCCCGCTGTTTACTGGTTTTAGAGTTAGTTTCATGTTCTTTTGTTTTTGGTTTCTTGCTAGGGTTTGCGCCCTTTGCTCCCCTCGCTTGTGGCAAGGGGAGACAAGGAGGCAATTACTTCGATTCCCGCACCGTGTCTATGCCGGCCAGGAAAGCACGCATTGCCGTTTCAAGCTCGCGCTTTGGAACGTGTCCATGGATTAGTGGCGTGGTTACTCCACCGCCCTCGCTATGCATGCGATGGAGGCACCAGCCGCCGTAAGCGCCGGATAGGTGGTAATTGCCGATATTAGCGCGCAGGGTTCCGGACTCGTCACGAGTGTACGGTGTTAAAGGTGAACCAGTGCGTTCATTGATCCAGCGGCAAAGCGTTTCCAGTGTCTTGATTGATGTTCTCATGTGTTTTTGTATTTCGTTTTTGGTTTTAGTTTTTGTTAAAGTATGGAGGCGGCGCATCCTGCCAAGATTCCAGCGATGGCGAAAAGCCAGAGCCAAAGAAGGCATTGGCGGTGGAACTGCTGGCGCTGGCGATGGCGTGAGGCGGCTAGATAGTGAAGGCGGAGGTTATTCGGTTCGGTGGTCATGTGTATTTGTTTTTGGTTCGTTCGTGGGCCTTGTAGCTCACGCATTGACGCACCCCAAAGGATGCGCCAAAGCGCGGGCTAGTTATGATCCAAGGTAGAAGCTGATCTTCCCATCATCGCCTTTACTGATATTCGATGGAATCCGCCCCTCCATTGCCATCTTTTCGTACTCTTCCCAGTCGATCTCGTTTAACGAGTCAGCGCCCGCTTCGCGAACGTCACCCGCAACCCATTGCAAGAATAGAGCATTCACCTCTTCCGCGCTCCATGCTGCTATTTCTTCCCGTGTCCAGCCGCCGGAGCTTCGCGCGAAGTCGCGCATTGCCTCCAGTTTCTCTTCCGTGTCGAGCAAAGGGGTTTCTTTGGCCTGCGCTTTGCTGGCGTTCCATGTGTTCCGGCCTGCGTTTTCGCCGCCCTCTGCGCGAGAGTGTGAAAGGTCGAAACAGTCCAATTCAAGCAGCGATGTGATTTCGATGTACATGTTGTTTTAGTGGTTTGAGGTTAGTGCCAAAGGATGATTGCAGTGGAAAGCAAGGCGATGGTGCCGAGAATCCAAGCGCCAAGGAGAGCGAACATTTCGGCGGGGGTGTCGTGGGGTGTCATTGGATTAGTTTTCTTCGTTTTCTTCTTCGTTTTCTTCTTCCCAGGGAAGTGCGATTGCCTTCAATGGTGAATCATTTTCAGCCCACACGATGAACGCGCACGGGACACAGTTACACGCGAGGCCGAATGCCGGATAACGATAAAATGACGGTTCCGCGTTATCGTCAAAAACTAGGTCAGTTTTAAGGCCCGGATAATCCCGCGCCATCTTTTCAGAAAGGTTTTTTAGCCACTCGTCACAATTAGCCACATCCTCATCTTCAATACCGCTGGCATCGCCGTTGATGATGTAGCTCAAAGCGTAGTCGGGGCAATTGTCTTCAATGTAGTCGATTATTTTCATATGTTTATGCGTTGCGTGTTTTGTTTTGTTTATCCGCGTGTAAGATGCGCGGCCCCTTTGTTTTGGTTAGAATTCACAAGCTAAAGCTAGGCGCACAGCATCCGGTTCTCCCGTTTTAAGGGCACGGATTACGGCGTCACACTCAAGGGCAAGGGAAGGTTCAATTGTGAACTCTTCACAGATTGCGATGAATTCGGTTTTTGTTAGCTTTGTTTTCATATGTTTTGTTTTCCTTGGGTTATCCTAACACGCAAAGGATAACAGAAAGCGGACACTTTATCAAGCAGAAAAGCGGACAGATTTAAAAAAGAGTTGAGAAAATAAGGGAAAGGGGGGAAGGCTTTGTCCAACAAAGTGAAGAAATAAGACCATGCCTGAAGCAATATTGAGCCAAGCCGAATGGGACGCAATTAAAGCAGCCTCAATTCGCGGCGTGCCGGATAATGAATTAGCGGAGCAATTCGGAATCGAAAAGAACGCCATTCACCAGCGCAGATTCAGGGATGAGGTATGGTCAGCAGTAATTAAGGCAAAGGCGCAAGCTGTAAGTGAATGTAAGAACCCGCCTGAAATCACCGCAATTGCACAGAAAGCAGCCTCTAGCGTGTCGGAGAATATCGCCCGACTAGGGGAGGACAACCGCCTTCTGGCGCTCCAAATCGCGGGAAAAGGGCTAAAGCAAGCGAATGCTACTCCGCCGGATGTGCAATCGTGGCAGGATGTCAAAGCACTGATGGACATCGTGGCTAAAGCTAGCGGCATGGATCAGGCCCAAGCCGTGCAAGTTAACGTGTTGAGTTCTCAGCCGATGGAATTTTGCCCTCACTTCGAGCCTGCTATTGAGACTGGAAACGTGGTTGAGGTGTAAAGTGTTGAGGATCAGTAACCTTCAATTTTATGTGCTCGCTGTAGTAAGTATGTATAACTTTACCCTGCCATATCCGGCCTGTTTTTCCCTCGATTGTGTCAGGGCATGGGGGTTGCTACTGCGCTAGCTAGCAGCGGTAGGCGGTAGCAGTGGTAGCGAGCGAGAGGGGTGGCAGTGAGGAGCGGTAGCCACGGGGCGGGTGACGGCAGGCACCGAGGGCGAGCGGCCCATGTTGTGCGTAGATTCACTCCCCTCACAAAAGTTCCCCACATTGAATCTTACACCACACCACTTGACTCTCTCCATCTTCAATCTTACACTCACCAATGGACGACCTCTTTAATACCCCTAAATCTAAAATAGCCACCTCTATAACCCTACTTCTTGGAGAATGCCTTGAGCGCATGAAGGAGATTCCAGATGGCAGTGTGGATATGGTAATGGCAGATTTGCCGTATGGGACGACGGCCTGCAAGTGGGACAGCGTTATCCCGTTTGAGCCACTGTGGGCGCAATACCGGCGTGTGTGCAAGAAGAACGCGGCGATAGTGCTGACGGCGAGCCAGCCGTTCACGTCGGCGCTGGTGATGAGTAACCCGACTATGTTCAAATACTGCTGGGTGTGGGAGAAGTCCAAGGGTTCTAACTTCCAACACTCCAAGTATCAACCTCTAAAAGTTCACGAGGACCTCGTGGTCTTCAGCAGTTCGGCAGCAGCGCAAGGAACTAAAAACCCGATGAGTTACTTCCCGCAGAAAGTGGCAGGTAAAGAATACAAAGGGTTCAACAACCCCATCGGGGCTATCGGAACCATGTCTAAAGGCAACCTCGTTGCTACATCAGAGGTCAAAGGCGCGGAACGCTACCCGAGGAGCGTTTACTACCAAGCGACCGCAGAGAACGAAGGGAAGTTCCACCCCACCCAAAAGCCCGTGGCATTGATGGAATACCTGATCCGCACCTACACCAATGAGGGAGAGACAGTGCTCGACAACACAATGGGTAGCGGCACAACTGGCGTAGCCTGCATCAACACAGGGCGCAACTTCATCGGTATTGAGCGCGATGAGGGCTACTTCAAGATCGCACAGGCTCGCTGCGGCATAACCACCGAATAATATGCCACGACCATCCATTTCTCTTCTCGGCCAACGCAAAGGCTCTCTTGTTATTCTCTCAATGCTTGACCGCAACAAGCACGGCAACTCACGTTGGTTGTGTCGCTGCGACTGCGGGAAAGAGTTGGCTGTATGGTATCAGCACCTCACCACCGGTAAAAGCGGATCATGTGGCTGTCGAATCAAGCCGAAGGCCACCCCATCTTCTCCTGAAAACTAGCCACCCAGGGGTCTTTTCTGTAAAATCATCCTCAATAATTTTTCCCTCTAAATTATTTCTTATACCATTTGATTCCGTCCGTTTGTGTGTGATGTTTACCGCAGTGAACTACTACAATGAATATGACAAAAAGACCGCCGCATGGCTGCGAGAACTCATCAAGGCTGGACTTATTCCAGATGGAGTTGTGGACGAGCGATCAATTACAGATGTGCGTTCAAGCGATCTTGCCGGATACACGCAGTGCCATTTCTTCGCCGGAATCGGAGGATGGAGCCTTGCTTTGCAACTTGCAGGATGGCCCTCAGATCGTCCTGTGTGGACAGGAAGCTGCCCCTGTCAGCCCTTCTCAACCGCAGGAAAAGGACTCGCTCAAGCCGATGAACGACATCTCTGGCCTGTGTTCTTTAATCTCATCAAGGAATGCCGACCTGAACATGTCTTTGGGGAGCAGGTTGCAAGCGCGATTGGCAAAGGTTGGCTCGATGGAATATCGGCAGACTTGGGCGAAGAAGGTTACACCTGCGGGTCTGCCGTATTGGGCGCACACAGCGTCGGCAGTCCGCATATCAGACAAAGATTGTACTGGGTGGCCGACTCCAACCACACGGGACCACAAGGACGGCAGCAATGTGACGGGAGTTCCAGCCAATGCGCTACTGGGTCGAGTGTGTCATCTGTCAGGGTGGCCAACGCCAACAGTGGACGATTCCAGCAACGTGACGAGGGAATCGGGAGCGTTCCAGAGTTTGACAAGGACGGCGCAGATGGCGGGATGGGCGACTCCGGTGGTGAACGACATAACGGGCAGCACTCACTGCTACGGAAAGAAGAACCAAGATGGGACACGGGAGATATTCTACAAGCTGCCGGGTCATGCGAAGCTAGTGGGATGGCCAACACCGATGGCATTAGATCATTGGATGGCATCAACAGAGAGGAAGGACAGGGGCCAGAAGCAATTACCAAACATTGCAGCAGTGTCTGGTCTGACTTCCAGCTTGTCTCCTGCCGAGACGGGAAAACCCGGCGCGTTCCAACTGAACCCGCATTTTTCCCGTTATCTTATGGGGTTCCCGCCAGAGTGGTGCGACTGCGCGGTTACGGCAATGCAATCGTTCCCCAAATTGCGGCGGAGTTCGCCAAAGCATATTTAGAAATTTCCCAATGATTTCATCATTCCATCCAAACTTCAAAAATCTCACGGGTAAACGCTTTGGTCGCTGGACGGTTCTCTCCCATGTTCCTACGGGCAGGAAAGGATCTTCAACCTGGAGGTGCCAGTGCGACTGTGGGCGCATCAAGCAGAACGTGTTCTACACCGCTTTAACAACGGGCAAGTCGCTTTCCTGTGGATGCCTTAGAACTGATCTACTGCGCGGTAAATCAGTGGATGTGAAGCCAGAAAGCCCAACTGCTGTTGAGGAGCCTATTGGCGATTTGGCTGAGCTTGAGGCGATGCTGACTGATTCCAAGAAGCCTGTGGTATCTGAGGCTAAAAAACTCACCCTCAACGATCAACGTCTCTGGCGCTGCATTGCTCGTTGCCGGGTCAAAGGACTCACCTACAAGGGCCAGAAGCCAACGGATTTCTACGTCAAGCTGGCGATGAAGGATGAGCTTGCGATTTGGCTGAGAGGATAAATATCTTATCGCATTTGTTGCATCGACAGAATCGGTGTGCGATGGTTGGTGACGATATGAGCAATAGACCAACAACCAAACTAACTATATGAGAAACATCAACCTCCCAAAAACTAAAGTATACATCCGCTGTGACGCCTTCGGTGGTCCAGAAAACGAATTTGAAACAGCTTGGCTTGTATCTGTTCGAGCGATGCGTAACCGTCCATTCTGCTTCCAGGTGTGGGTCGAAAAGTATGCGGCATGCTTCGATAAGATTCCGCCGCAGTGCGTCTATTGGTATGAGCCGGAAGACGATCACAAGTCGCTGCCTCTGCACAAAGTTCAGATGTGGGAGTGCTTGTCAGGGTCCATTGAGCTTTGGCGCAAGGATCAGTTGAGCGACGTGCCGGTTTTGGTTAACCTTGGCAAAGGCAATCCACCGATAGAAGGCCACTACTGGTTCACGATTGATCACCTGCCAGAAGGGCAATCATCTGGCCTCCTGGACGTGGGTGACTCCGAGCTACTTGAAGAGCATAAGGAGGGTAATGTCATTAAATTATCCAACGGCCAAATTGCAATCTATCCAAATAACCGAATCAAATGGCTTCCCGTTTCGCTGACCGGCAAAGATGCCGCCTCGACCATCCCCGATTGGAACGTGGCTACTAACGCTCAGTGGGACGAATGGTGGTCTGACTCTGACGAAATCCTTGGCGATGCTAAATGGGCGTATTAAAACCAACGTAGGACATAAATATGAACCGTTCCTCTCAATCGTCTTGTTCTCCGTCGCTTGTCCCCATACTTATGAAAGACCTACACACTCCAATCGAGCCAAAGCAACTGCATCCGATGTTGTTGGATGATGCTCACATAGGCGAAATCGTCGCATTCGACTGCCGCGAAAGGATGCTCACCATCCAAGTCGATGAGATGCCAAGCGGCAAAAAGCCTGGACACAGGCTTGGAGCGCGGGCGATTTTGGTATTCCTGCCGGAGAACGACCCACATCAAGCGACGGCAAGCGCTGGACCATTGAAAACATAACCAAAATCCACATTGACGCAGGAATTAAACACGGAAATGAAACCCATGAAGACCAACAGTGCCTTGATTCGGCTTCCTAATGATGTGGCCCGATGTGATGGCGTAGGATTTGATGAAAACGGCAGTTGGGACTGGCGCGAAGGCTGCGAGACGTGTTTACGCCGCACCGCTCCACGCGGAGATATGACGCTAATATCGTTTATCCATCCGCCTGCTATCATCGCTTTCGAGTGCGAGTTCCTCATTGAGCCAGACAGCAACCATCCAAACCTAACACCTTAATGGGACGCTCACCAAAATCACTTATCAACGAAACCTTCGGCAGCTTGATCGTTGTCGAACTTGTATCGCGCAATACCCATGGCAATAGCCGCTGGCTGTGCCAATGCGAGTGCGGCAAAAAAACCGAGGTATATTACCAAAATCTCACCTCTGGCAGTGTGCAGTCCTGTGGCTGCTTGCCGAAAGGAAGGAAGATTGGCTCCAAGAAACAATCCAAGTAATGATCATGAATACAGAACACGACAAACCAACGCCGCCTCCAGGATTCAAACTTGTTAAGGGTGCTGAATTAAAATCTCCATTTGATGCCAGATTGCTTGTGTTTACCTGTGAAGACACATGGGATGAATCTTGTTATGCAGGTTCAGATGAAGCAATGGACGAAATAGATCTTTCTTCATGGTATGCGACACCAGATTCACAGCAATCCATTTCCGAGGAGGCCGCAGCAATCGTCGCTGGAGATCGCGAAGCCGACTACGGCGAAGTAAACGAATCTTTCTCCCGCATCGCAAAGCTGTGGAGTGCCTATACAGGATCGACCATTGAGCCTTGGGATGTGGCACAGATGATGATTTTGCTGAAAGTCAGCCGAGCCAAGACAAGCAAGAAGAGAGACACCTTGGTTGACATCATCGGATATGCCGAGTGTGCAGCGAAACTTAACAAAGCTGAATAATATTTGGGCTATGCGGTCCTGATGCCAGACTTTGGGTGGGGAAAATGTGAAAAAGTGTAAAAGTCGAGCACATGCAGAAAACAGGCTGTAAACCATTGATGATCAATGAGAAAAGCGCGTAAAGCTAACATAATAGAATAGACAAGTGGTTAACACAATTCAAGATAGTTCATGTTGACTCTTAACTAGAACTAACGCATTATGGCTCATGTCGTTCATCAAGGCGCACTGCGAATTAGTCACTTCCTCAGTATGGGAAGGTCCGTATCACCAGAGGATTGCGTGGATGGCCCTGATGGTAACTTGTAAAACTAACGGCATCAGCCCGATTACCGAGGCGTCTCTTTACCGGGTGGCAAATATTACCAAGGAAGAAGCGGATGACGCAATTCTAGCTTTTACATCGCCAGACCCAAAATCACGCACCCCAGATAATGAAGGGAGACGTATCGAGCGAGTCAGCGGTGGATTCAAAATCCTAAACTATTTTCAATATCGAGATATAAGGACTCCAGAACAAAAAAACGCCTACATGCGCGATTACATGAAAAAGTATCGCAAGCAGAAAAAGGATAACCTTTCATGGGAAGAGGTTTACAAGATGGAGGCTGACGACGCTATGACGCTTCCAATACCTGGTGAGTTTGATGCCTCAGTCGAGGCTGCAATAATCGACTTTCTCAATATGCGTTATGAGCTAGCGACAGCACCAAAGCGTAAGCAGGATCGAGTTCGTTTCTCTGCCTCCATGGCAAAAGCCCTTTTTGACGAAACCCGTGTAGCACTCATAACTCTAACGGCAGCCGAAGTGGCAGCTAAACTGCGTAATACAGCAATCAGCGGATATCGCTCACCGCGCTTCAACTCGATCTACCGATGAATATTCCAGAAACATTCAGGTTACCAGCAGAAGCCATGGCTGCTAGAAGACTAACTGGGATAACAGACGACAGCCAGCGCCAAAAGATCATCAATGAGATTTCCGAGGAAGAGTGGAAACTCGACAGAATTGAATGGCGCAACTGGATGGAAATGATGCGAGGTAAATTTGCCAGAATACACCCAACCCCACTAGACCGAGTAAATTATGAACGAAGAAACAGAAAATGAATGGGAAGAAAAATGCCGCAAAGAAGTTGCTGTCAGAGATGAGAAAACAAAGATTTTTGGTGTTTTGAGCGACAGGAATTTGCGCGGATACATGACAAACTACGGAATACTTATCAGTATTGATAATGAACATGAGGATTGGTCGAAAGTATTAAGCGCCTCAATTTATGCTGAAAAAGTCAGAGAACTTATTGGTCTTGAGTCGCCTGATTATTCAAGAGATGAAATTCCAGCCACATCCACAATGGATTAAAACAATTACCAGCTAACAAAAACAACCACTTGCCTCCACCCAAGAAACAGCATAAGATATCCAATGGGAAACATTACCCACTGCTAAACCTAAAAATATATGAGAATCATTGACCCAACATGTACGATTGGACATCTAGCCAAAAATCCTGAGATAAGCGCAGCAAAACTTGCGTCTTGGTCATCAAAAGGCGCGGAGATTTGCAATGATAGTAAACTGTGGCGCTTGTATAGTGGAGATGAGCCATGCAGCAAAATGATCACCGCTACTGTGATGGAGGCTTCCGCATGGAATAAAAATGCCAGAGCCTTTGCAGGATGGCAAGCGTCACTTGGACGAGTGGCTCTCCCCATCTTTGACCTTCGTGAAGAAGATGACCCTGAAAAAACATCAATGTGGAAAATCACCTTCAAAGAAGGCGGCGTTGAAGATGTTGAACTTGTGTGTGCAGAAACAAAAACGGAGGCTCGCCGTCAGTTTGACAAAATGGCAAGAGTTACTTGGGTTGTAAAAAGCATTGACAAGGTAGAGAAGAAACAAGTAAATATAAATCAATAACCATATGGAAAAGAAGTTTTCTAAAACGATCAAGAATCCTGATACTGGCCGTGAAAAGACGGTGAAATACGGCCAAAAAGGCAGCAAAATTGGTCCTATTGGCAGCAAGCGTGCTGATGCGTATTGTGCTCGCAGCAACAACATTGCTGGCGATTGGCGCTCTGATTCTAATTCGCCAAATTCCCTGTCTCGTAAAAAATGGGGTTGCTCAGGTGCTAAAAGCGTGAAGAAGAAGTAACACCATGAATACTGAAACAGTCTGGATGTCAGTCATTCTTCTTTGCATTTTCCTGGTCAAATGCCTGACTGAAATCGGAAAACATAATCTCAATCTACCATGAAGGACTCCTGCTACAAAAAGGTCAAAGCAAGCTACGACGTGTTTCCATCGGCTCGCGCTTCTCAAGCCATTGCCAAGTGCCGCAAGGAAAGCGGTAATGTTCGCAAGACTGAAGCTGGCTCCAATCTTAAACGATGGGAGAAGGAGAACTGGAAAGACCAGCGCACTGGCAAGCCTTGCGGATCAGGTGGTGATAACGAGTATTGCCGCCCAACGAAGCGAGTATCATCTGACACCCCTAAAACGGCTAGCGAATTAGGGCGCAATAAGGTTCAGGCCAAGATGCGCGAGAAAGCCCGTGTTGGCATGGGTGCTAAAGTCAGTGCAGCTAAGTAACAATTTGCCCGCCGTGCCTGTGCTGGCCGAAGTACCTCGCCAAATTGGATTGGTAATTACCGACGAGAAAGTAGTGGTCGAAAAGCGCAAGAGAGCACACAACTTATGTGAAGAGGCTCAGCCTCGGATCGAGACTCTTGCGGCGGCGGGCAGCTAATTTCAATATATCAATATGGACGAAATGACAAAATCCCACAAGTGCCGAGTCAGGCATGGAGACTATCAGTTTATTAAAGGATCAGTCCTTGATATTGGCTGTGGTCCAGACGCCATCAAACTTAATCCACCATCAACCGTTCGAGGTTGGGACTTGCCTGATGGAGACGCGCAATATCTGACCGGCGTTAATGACAAGTCGTTTGATTGTGTAGTGAGCGCCCATTGCCTGGAGCACATGAACGATCCAGAAGTAGCTCTTCAAAACTGGAGCCGAGTTCTCAAGGAGGGCGGATATGTGTACATTCTAGTTCCGCTCTACAGTGCTTATGAGAAGTTCCGCGACTTCCGTTTTGGCAGTTCGCATCAAGCACGCTTTAATCCAGATCACAAAACATCATGGGATATTGTCAGCGTGGACAAGCCGATGAACCACGATCACTACGACTACAAGCGCATCGTGCAAATGGGAAAAGATGCTGGATTGCACCTTGTTGATCTGCGTATGGAACTAGACGGCTTCCATTGGGACAAGTGGAACGATCCTGATTTTGACTCGACTATGCACGGTGGCCTCTCCCAACTTTGCATTATTTACCAGAAAATATGACATCACTGCTACCAGTAGTCCTCAACATAGCGCCTCATGAAAAACGTCAGGCTGAACGCTTGGTGCAATATTTGAAGGAACTAGATGGCACCGAGGTAATTACGATGTCGTTTCAAGATCCTCCTGGTATGCGTTATCCAGAGGTGGCAAATTTGGCGTTTAAGCAGTGCGCTAAGGCAATGTGTGGCAAGCCTTTCTTCTGGCTAGAGTGTGATGTTGTAGTTCTGAAGAAAGGATGGCTGAGAAATATTACAGATGAGTATGATAGGCAAGGAAAGCCATATCTCTACGCGAAAATGATGCCATCGGAGTTTGATAGGTTTTCTGGTATCGGAGTTCAGGGGCCAAACGCATACGACCAAGCGCCATCAGACGAAAAACATGTTGGGTTTGATGAGGTTATCGTACGCACTTATCCAAATCAGATTGGACGCACCGATTTGATCCAACACCAATATGGGAATTATGATCAGAACGGTCAGGTATCATTGTATGAGTTTCCACGCGACTTGCATGTGATCAAGGAAAGTGCAGTCGTGTTTCACAAAACGCAGTACTCAGACCTTTTAAAGATTATGGCTGAAAAATACGGAATAAAAATTTGACGATATTGGAGATTAATGATAACCAATGTTACCATGCCTAAGTTAATACCAGTAAAAACGGGAAATTTCGCCATTGTTGATGATGAGGACTTTGATGAGCTTTCAAAAAGAAATTGGTTTAACTACGGAAGTTGTGGACTGTATGCAGCAACAAGCATCAATGGAGAAAATGTGATGATGCATCGGATTATCATGATGGCTGAAAAGCCTCTTATTGTTGATCATATCAACAATAACTCATTTGATAATCGCAGATCAAATTTAAGGATTTGTCTTGGCATGGAAAATAATATAAATGTGAGGAAAGCGTTGTCTGCAAAAAATGACCGGGTAACAACCAGTAAGTATAAGGGCGTTTCTTTTAGGGGAGACAGGCAAAGGTGGACGGCATATGTTGGCTCTGGAAAAGATAGAACATGCCTTGGATGCTTTTCTAGCCAAGAGGAGGCTGCTCTAGCTTATAATAAAGCCGCTCTAGCAAAATGGGGCGAATTTGCCAAATTAAATGTTATCAATGATGATGAATACTAGGCCTAGATGCGTTACAAGTTCTGGTGATTTGGGTGACTGCGTGGCCTCCATGGCAACTATTTTTCACAAAAATGAACCGTGTTTTTATCTATTATTGGACGATGGAAAAACAAAAGGGATCATTAGTCGCGCTCACATCATTAGGCCATTGCTTGAGTCTCAGCCACTAATTGAGTCTGTTCGACCATGGAGAAATGAAGTGGTAGATTGGGCATCAGAAGGCTTCAGGCCAAGTTGGCATGACAGAAGACGTAATCTTGCTACCTGCCATGCTCAGCATGCTCTTGACACGCACTTCATCGACACGCTACCAGACATGAGCAAGCCGTGGCTGACAGTTGAGCAAAACAAGAAGTTCAACGGCCTCATAGTCATCAATCGCAGTCCTCGCTACAATAATCCACATTTTCCATGGAGAGAGGTAGTTGAACACTATGGAAATCTTTTGTGCTTCATTGGATTGCCGCAGGAGCACGCTGATTTTGAGTATCATTTTGGCAAGGTTCGCTACATCGTCACACACGATATGCTGGAAGTTGCACAGGCGATTGCCGGAAGTGAGTTGTTTATTGGCAACCAAAGCTCGTGCATGACAATTGCCGAAGGATTGAAGCACCCTCGAATTCTTGAGGGATCACTCATCATTCCAGACTGCATTTATCCAAAAGCGCATAACGCTCAGTATGTCTTTGATGGAACGGTTACTCTTCCATCCGTTGCTCATGTTCCAGCAAAAAACCTCAAGTCTAACGCCATTCATTGGTCAAACTTCGACACAACGATTGTGCCAAAAGTTGGACGGGGATATGGTTGGATCTATGACCATGGCAGCATTCGGATTCAAGAGGGCACCGTGAGAAAAACAGCATTCAAGGTATCCAAGCTGCTTGGAATTAGCCATGAGCAAGCCGAAGCAGAAGTTGTTAAGGCTACCGTTAAAGCTGCGCCAAACTCTTTCAGTGGCAATCTACGCATGTCAAACATGACTGCCGCGATGGATGCCCTTCGTGAGAATGGCTACACAGATCATCCAATCTTTACTCTAACGAGTGGAAATATTGGAGATTTGCTTTGAAATTCTATTTGACCACTTTCAATCAAACCCTTATAACCAAGAAATCTTATGCTCTTAGCTATTCCTGTTAGTGCCAGTGACGCCAAAAACCTGCCCCATACGGCGGAAATCTTCAAGAAGTTCGGTCCTTATGCTGGTTTCCAGTGTGCAATCTTTGCCCGCTTAGAAATTGAAAATGAAGCTCGCGTGTTTGCTGAGCAGATTAAGCCTTTATTCTCCAACCTAGACATTCACATTATCGACTTCCACTCCAATGGAGCTACGGAAGCTGCCGCTAAGCATTTCCGCGCTGTTGCTCAGACGGTAAGTGAGAAATATACCGCTGGACCTTGGTACTTCTATGAGTTGGATAATACGCCAATTCAAATTGGCTGGCTGAGTAAACTCCAACGTGAGCATCACGAATCTGGTAAGGCTCACATGGGGGCAATCGTTCCAACCCGTGGATTTTCTATCATGCAGGACGGATCACTCAAGCCGTCATTTGGCGATCCTCACATGGTTGGCACCGGCATCTACCATCATGCAATGGGCGCTCTTTCGCCAAACATTGGTCAACTTGACCGCTCTATGCCTTGGGCTGGTCCGCTTGAGCCTTTTGACATCCGACTTCGCTATGAGGTTGTTCCACACGCTCACAATACGATTCTCATCCAGCACAACTGGAACACGGGCAACTACCGCGTAGAAAATGGACAAATTGTCTGTGATGATCTTTCTGGTGACGTGAACCTTAGCCATGCCAAGCCTTATGACGGTCACGCAGTAGTCGTTCACGGTTGCAAAGATGGAAGTCTCGCGAAACTGGTTTTGGCTGACAAGATCACCACTAAGGCTTCCGAAGCTAATAAGGTTGAACCAAAAACGGTGGTTGAAGAACCTAAAAGCCTCACTGGACAAGAAGGCCAGCTTCCATCTGTTGGATTCCTCGCCTTCCGCATCAAAGGAGTTGTGGAGGCCAGTAAGGATCGCCTGACAGCCAAGAAGATTGCAGAGCAACTCGGCGTTAAGATTGAAGAGATCGTTTCCGCATGTTCCGAAACTGGAAGTGGATTGAAGGTTGCGGGACCGCCTAAATGGGTTAGCCTCGCATAATTATGGCTGATTCCACAAATACCCTTGAGTCTTATAATCCTCCCGTCGTAGATGACCGGGGCAAATTCCTTGACGAGCGAATCAAGGATGTTGGCGCTGCTCGAAGCCTTTGGTTCCGACTTCAACAGGCTGATTTGAAGTCGAATCAGCAGATGGCAAAGGTTCAAGCAATGGTGGATGGCGCTCCTCCATTAGACCAAATGCAGCTTGCCAAGCAGGGTCTAGCCTACATGTCCAACTTCAATCCAGGCGATGCCAAAGCCGTTCTGGATACATCTCTTGCTGCATTCTATGACCTCATCTCTGGCACCGAAAGCCTGATTGACCTTCGCACTAAATATGGTTCCGAACAGGAGCGTCAAGAATGGTCGCAGAAGATGAGCCTGAATATGAGCCGCGTCATTCGTCGCTGGCCTCAGTTCAACTTCAAGTACAGCTACATTCCGCACTACATGGTTCTCCACGGTGTTGGTATTGCTTACTTCCAAGACCCTCTCAATTGGGAATGGGACGTGACGAATCTTGCCTACTTCAAGATTCCACGTCAGACACGCGCTAACGAAGCTGAAATCCAATACGCCTGTCTCAAGAAGCTGGAGAATCCTGCTGATTTGATGAAGTACATCAACATGGGCGAGATTGCTGATGAGCAAGGATGGGATCGCGATCAACTCAAGAAGGCAATCATGAACGCCTCTGAGCAGATTCCAGACATGCTCAACTGGATGGAATGGGAAGCTCGCTGGAAAGACAACGACATCACCTATGGCGAGACGAGTCCGTCTATCTCTGTGATTTACATGTGGGTGCAGGAGCTTGATGGGAGCTACTCCATGTATGCTTTTGCCGAGAATGGCTACCCGATTACCGATGGAGTTCCTGAGAACTTCCTCTTTAAGCGTCGTCACCTTTATCGCAATGCTAGCGAAGCATTTACCTTCTTCACTCGCGGTATCGGCACCAATGGTAATTATCATGGCATTCGCGGCCTTGGCTCTGACATGTTCAATGCTTTCCAGCAGTTGATGCGCTTGGAAAACAAGAAAGTGGATGTCGCACAAACCGCTGGCCCACACTGGCAGGTTGAAAGCGAAGAGGCAGTCGAAAACTTCCGCATCGTTCCGTATGGCGCTGGCTACCTTGTGACTCCTGGAGCAAACTTCGTCCAGGTTCAGCAGCCAAATATCATCCAGAACATTGAGCCAGCCGTTCAAAGTCTGCGTCAGACTTTCTACAACAACATTGCTCAATACACGAGCAGCAAAACGCTCGATACCGGCAGGGAGCTTTCTAAGTTTGAGGCGATGAGCCGCATGGAGATGGCATCTCAGCTTTCTGTGACTTCCATCAACCTGTTCATGCAGCCGTTTGATCGACTGATGAACGAAGTTGGTCGTCGTTTCTTCCGTCCAGGATACCAACGTGGTGAGCCTGGAGGAGAGGAAGTTTGGCAGTTCCGCCAAATGTGCCTTGAAGATGGTATTCCAGAAGAGGCATTGAAGAACATGGACTTGCGCTACACGCGAGCCAGCCGCTCCATTGGCTTCGGTAGTCCTTCCGCACGTCGCTTGGCATACGAGAACCTGATGCCAATGTATCCGTATTACGATGAATACGGCAAGCAGACTCTCATCCGCAACTTCACTGGCGCTATCGCTGGCTGGCAGATGGCTGATGAGCTTACAACTCCTGCTGGAGCCAATCAGCGCCCACCGATTGATGCCGCTATTGCCGATGCTCAGAATGCAATTCTTGCTCAAGGCGCTACTCAAGCAATCCTGCCAAACGAGAACAAGAGCGTTCATTTGCAGACTCACATTGCCAAACTGACTGAGTTTTATCAGCAGTTTGACCAAGCAGGTCAGAATCCTGAGATGTACGCTCAGATTGTTCCGCCAATGTCAAACATCTTTGATCATGCTGCTCAGACTCTTGAGCAGTTCACTGGTCCAGAAGCTCCTCAATTCCGTCAGCAACTTCAACAGTTCAATGAGATCATTGTCAATGGCTCGCGACATTTACAGAAACAGCAGGCGATGGAGGCGGAGGCATCTGGTCAACCTCAAGAAGATCAAGGACCGTCTGAGATTGAAATGAAGATGGCTGAGTGGCGTGCAAAAATGGATCAACGAGCCGAGGAGTTCCGCATGAAAATGGAACAACGCCAAGCTGATGCTGCTCAAGCTCGCGCTCTAAAAGATACCGCTGCCGCTGCCGCTATTGCCTTGAAGGGCGCTTCATATCAAGCGCAACAGGCATCCATTAGAAGTTCTCTATGATACCAGCAAATACACAAAAAACGAGACTTGAAAAATTCAGAGATGGAGATGGTCCTGGGCGTCTTGCTACGCTGCTCAAAGACCCAGTGATGATTGAAGCTCTAGCGATTATTGAAGAAAAAACCGAGCCTAACGATTCGATTCTGACTGGCCTTGTTCGCGACTACAAAGCAGAAGCTCCTATGGTTATCTCTATGATCCATGCCGGACAGGCTGGCATTCGTCGCACGTTGCGATTGTTGAAAGCGTTGGCATTTAGACCTCAAGCTGACAACCAACACATGGACGCATTCACTCTTGAAGCGTACAGCCACATTGACGAAAAATATCTCGAACAGACCCATCAGTAAAATATATGGACACCGAAAACACACAGCCACCAGAATACGACGCAACAGCAGAAGCTCAAGCCATGTGGGATCGCGCCCAATCGTTCCTTCCTACAGAGAACGAAGCCAAGGTTGAGGAGAAAGTTGCACCCACTGATCCAGAGCCATCCAAGGATGATGTGAAGCGTGATGAGCCTGGTGAAAAGATCGAGGAAGTCACTGAAAACGATCTTCCAAAAGGATCTAAAGCTACTCCTGAAGCCATTTCCACATGGAAGGACATGAAGGCTGAGCTGAAACAGCTTCGTGAAGAACGCGACAGCTTGAAGAATACGCTTCCTGAAAAGGACAAGACTGTTCAAGAGAAGATGATCGAAATCGAAGAGATGCGGAAGAAGATTGCCGAGTTTGAGGGCAAGGATATTTCCGCATACGAGAGGCGTATTTCCGAGATGGAGTCGAAACTTGGTGAGCATGAACAGTTTCGCTCTATCCACGATGTTCAGAACTCCACCGCCTACTATGAGTCCATCCTCGAACCTGCTGCCGCTATTGGTCAGGCAATTGAAGTGCTGGCAGGCGCAAATGACGTTGATGCAAAGACGCTTCAGGGCGTTTTGGAGATTAGCGATCCTATTGAGCAGCGTAAAAAACTGCGTGAAGTGACTGAAGGTTGGCACCCAACAGATGCCGCTGAACTCATGGAGCATGCTCGCAATACTCAGTCGCTTCTCAGGAAGTCGTCCGACATGCTTGAGAATGCCGACAGGGCTAAGCAAGAGCTTTCATTCATGGAGCAAGAGAAAGCTCGCAGAGCCAAAGAGGATGAAGACAAGCAATTCTCGTCTGCTACCGAAGCTGCAAATAAGCTGCTCCAAGAGAAGATTCCTTTTCTCAAAGATAACAAAGATCTCATGGAGGCAGTCTCAAAGGCTGAGATCAGAAAAGACCCTGCTAGCATGGCTGTAGCAGCGCGTGCAAGCGTGATTCTTCCACATTTGTTGCGTCAGCTTGACGAGCGTAATGCCAAGATTTCCGAACTTGAGACTTCGCTAAAGTCACGCATTGCAGCTTCACCGCGTCCTTCTAGCACTTCTACGCCTGCGAGCACGAGCGATAACCTGCCTACTGGCTACGACATGGATTCGATTATGGCTCGATTCCAAGCGCACCAGCGGCAAGGGTGATGCTCATGGCATAATAATCAACGGTGCATCGTCAGGTTTAACTTCCTGATTTTGCTTGTTGAGAATATGAAGGTCTTCAATAGTTGCCCTTTTCTTGAAGTCGCGCACCTGAAGAAGCGCCTGCGTGATTCGCTGCATCATGCCAACGAATGGCTCATGCTCGTCTTCTGACTCAAATACGGGAGATTTGAAGCCTGCCACTTGGCCTGTTTTGTCGTCGCCAATAACGAGTTGTGCCTCAAAACGGGAGTTTGAGCCGACTGGCAGTTGGTCGATGCGGATGTAGATGGATGGGGTTGTCATATAGGATTGAAATTGGCAACGCCGTGGGAGCAACCAACTCGCCACGGCGTCTGGCACTAGGGACACATGAAAACAAAACCTTGTGCGTGAGAAAACATCGCAGATGGATTTGGATTCGTCAAGAACCTCTTGAAGAGAGAGCGATCCTGGGTTAAAAAAGCAATGCCGCTGGAATTGGCGTTCCGAGCGGCATCTATCAACACAACTAAAAGAACTAGTCATGCAGAATGAAATTATTATCACCGACGTGGCCGATAAGGTCAAGAAGAAGCGTTGGGACACCCGCGAAGATGGTAAGGTCTTTTGGGGAATGAGAGGAGATGGCCGTGAAATATGGCTACCAGTGGAAACCGCCAAGAAGCGGCAGGCAGATTCAGATCGTCGCAATGACGAGTACAGAAAACGCAAGTTGGCAAAATCTGTTAAACCGGAGAATCCTCGGAAACGCGGGGAGACGCGAGATGACGGAATGATCTTTTTCTCGTATTCCAATGTCGGCAGTGAGGTTTGGGTGACTACTGACGAGTTTAAGCGACGTTGTGATAAACAGACTCAGGCCAGAAAGAGGTATGCCAAGGATAATGTAGAGGCTGAGAGGTTGAGAGCAAAGAAATGGCAGGAGGAGAATCCTGAAAAATTTAAGGCGTCTCATCGAGCCAGCAGGGAGAAACATAGGGAGAAGCGCCTTCAGATGACTCGTGATTGGAGGGAGAGGAACAAGGAGCACTTGAGAGCGTATTATGAAACGAACAAAGATCGAAGCCGGAAGAATCTCAGGAGATGGGTAAAGGCTCGATATGCTTCTGATCCAAAATATGCACTGATCAGCAAGGTGCGCCGATTAACGTTATATGCTATTTCTCGTTTTGGATTTAAGAAGAACTGCAAAACTTCTATTATTCTTGGTTGTGATTGGGAAACCCTCCAAGCTCATATTGAGTCACAATTTTATGACGGAATGACGTGGGAATCATTTCAAGAGAAGAATTATACCGGAACCTCAATGGTTGAGATTGATCATATCATTCCAATTTCTTCCGCAAAAACGGAAGAGGATGTGATAAGACTTGCTCATTTTTCCAATTTGCAACCAATGTGGTGGTGGGAAAATAGAGAGAAAAGGGATAAAATGCCCCACTCCGTATAATTTCAGTAAAATAATCTTGACTGTTGAGCTTATGGTGACATCATCGCCATGAGCTAAAAAGCGTGTATCAACGCTCCTAGGAGGCTCTCTAGGTGAAATGGTGACTGAGCGCCCTACACGGGGCAAACCCAGCAATGGGGCATTCCAGGCTCAAGAATGGAAGCAGAACAAGTGTCGTGGCATTCCGCTACGATCTATTTCGTTCAAACAAGCAACCCGTTCCAACACCCGCCTAATAGGCAAAACAACTAAACTCACTTAAGATTATGGCATGTACAGATATTAATCAATTCTTGGAGTCGGAATCAAACCGGATCGTCGATGATCCTTCCGAGAAGCAATTCATCAGCAATCCTTGGCAGAACGACTCTATCGTTCCGCGTTCCCGCTGGCCCAATGGTATGGGCGATACCCCGAACTTCCTGACATTTGAGCGTGCGATGCCGTTCGGTTCCGATGTCACGTTCACCACCTACGGCTTCAATGACGGCGGTAGCGGTGACGAAGGCGGTTCTTGCCAGCCTCCTGTGTCCACAATCTATCCTTCGCAGACTCGCCGCTCGATGGAACTCAAGATTGCGGCTGTCGAAAGCCCTCCCTTCTGTATCGAAGATGCTCGCATGAGCTACAACATCGTTCAGCAGGCTGCTGCCTTCATCCGTAACCTTCGTGGATACTCCCGCTACCTGTGGGAAAATCAGCGCCGCGACCAGTTCACGTCCATCTGCTCCAACAAGTACGTCGCTGACGCTGGCCTTACGGTCAACTCCGCTTCGTTCGCCACTGGAACGATTGGCACCCTGAAGCGCGAGATGCTTGATTACATCCGCTACAGCCTCATCCGCAATGGAGCAGACATTCAGAACGGCCTCTCCGTCAATAAGATGGGTCAGCCTCTTCTGCCACTCGTCCTCTCCGATGAAGCTCAGCAGACGCTCGCTACCGATGGCGTGACCATCCAGAACATCCGCTGGGACTCCGAAAAGGTCCGTGCGCTCAACAATGCCCCTGGTTCCTTTGACAGCCTCAACGGCTTCAAGATGACCATCGACATCGCTGCTGCTCGCTGGAATCTTGTCGGTGGTGCTTGGGTGCGCGTTCCCTTCATGCTCCCTGCTACCAACAAGGGTGATCCTGCGAACGTCAATCCAGCCTACTTCACGGCTCAATACGAAGATGCGATCATCGCTACCAAGCAGGTTGTGAAGTTTGCGATTCCTGATTCTCAGCTTGCCGCTGGGGAAATGAAATTCGCTCCTCAGGACTACCTTGGCCGATTCAACTGGATCAACAAGTATGACCGCACTTGCAACGTTGACGAAAACATTGGCTTCTTCCGTGGCAAGTTCGCCTACGGTGCTCAGCCAGTGATTCCTGAATACGGCGCAATCCTCCGCTTCCGTCGCTGCCCAACCAACTGGGTTGTGAACACCGCTTGCTCTTAATTGAGTAGAACCACTTGAGGCGGGGTTAGTCTAAAAAACTAGCCCCGCCTTTCTTGCATACACACCAAAACTCTGCTAATAGCTAATTGCTTATGAAACTCTCTTTTACCTCACCTGAAGGCTGGCAAATGCCAGAAGACGCAACACCTGGACAGCCTTTTCAAGCTGTTGGAACATTCCTCGCCGATGAAGACGGCAATCTCACTCTGACAGCCATTGATGGAACTGAAATTCCAATGATGGAAGACGACGAGATGGAGATGGAAGATGAAGGAGTTGAAGTCGAAGTGACGATGCCCGAAAAAGAAATGTCTGAAGAAGAAGACATGATGGATCGCGCTAAGAAAATGGGCGTCTTCAAATAAACATCTCATCTTATGAGGCCAGCATTTTCTGATGAAGTAAACGCAATGGTTGTTTTCGTTGCCGGAGACACATGGAATGGATTTCCGTCCATCACCGTGTCCAATCGTATTGCGCCTGGAGATCTGGCCTCAGTTAAGATGGCATTCAAGCTCAACCCCAAGAGCACAATGCCAACGCTGGAACTCACCAGTGGAAATGCCGACATCACCATTAGTGATCCGTCGAATTGGGTATTTACCATCAATCCAGGTCGATACGAATTGCCAATTGGGCAATATGTCTGGCAGATTGAAACGACTGACGACAGCGCCCCTGCTTATGTCGAAACATTGATGGAAGGCATCGGAGAAGTGCTCTCCAACTACACGACCACAACCTGATGAGCCAGACAAACATTTCAGTCAATTCCACACTTGGTCCAACGATTGAGGTTCTAAGTGACGGAGGCATTGTAATCAATGTTGCTAATCCAGTCAGTGGAACTGGAGATGTGACTAGCTCAAGCTCTTCGGTAGATAACCAGATTGTCCGTTTTGATGGGACAAGTGGCAAAATTATCCAGAACTCTGGAATCACGATTGCTGATGGCGCTACTGGAACGCTTTCTGGCACGAATACAGGTGACGTAACAATTGGAACGGCAAATGGATTGTCCATTGCTGGTCAGGCATTGAGCCTTGGAACAGCTTCCGCATCAACCACTGGCGCATTGACATCCACTGATTGGAGCACGTTCAACAGTAAGCAGCCTGCTGGCAATTACATCACGGCACTCACTGGAGATGTCACCGCATCTGGCCCCGGTTCTGCTGCTGCAACACTTACATCAACGGCTGTAACTCCAGGAGCATACACACTGGCAAATATCACGGTTGATAGCAAGGGTCGCATCACATCTGCTGCCAATGGCTCTGCTGGAACTGGAACCGTTACAAGTGTTGGCATCACTGGAACAGATGGCATCCAAGTTGATTCAGGATCGCCAGTAACGACATCTGGAGACATTCAACTTGGTGTTGATGCTGCCACAATGAAGACCACGCTAAATCTGGCTGGCACGAATACCGGAGATCAAAACCTTTTCGGCACGTTTGCTGTTGCAGGTCAAAGCAACGTAGTGGCAGATTCCACCAGTGATACACTCACGCTTGTAGCTGGTAGCAATATTACCATCACGACGAATGCCTCAACGGATTCGATCACGATTAACTCGACGGCCAGTGGCTCAGGTGATGTCGTTGGTCCAGCTTCGGCAACTGATAATGCGATTGCTCGTTATGATCAAACTACTGGCAAGCTGATTCAAAATTCAGGGATCACTATCGCTGACGGTGCATCAGGAACACTCAGCGGAACTAACAGCGGTGACCAAAACCTATTTGGAACCATTGCTGTAGCTGGGCAGTCAAATGTAGTGGCAGACTCTACAAGCGACACGTTGACATTGGTAGCTGGTTCAAACATCACAATCACTACCAATGATTCTACCGATAGCATCACGATCAATTCCACAGCTAGCGGATCTGGAGATGTTGTTGGACCTGCTTCCGCGACTGATAACGCCTTAGTTCGTTACGATGGTACTACTGGTAAGCTGATCCAGAACGGTCAAGTCACACAATCGGATACTGGCGATCTTGCTGCCATCAATTCGATGACGATGGACACCACGCCAACAGGCAGTCTCGCCGCACAAGGGCAGATGATGTGGAACGCTGACGAAGAAACACTGGACATCCAGTTGAACGGTTTCGCTCTACATGTTGGAGAACATGTCGTTTATCACGTCAAAAATAGCACTGGCAGCACGATTGCTAAAGGTGTTCCTGTGATGTTTGCTGGCACCACTGGCAACAGCGGAAAGCTGCTCATCCAACCGTGGAATGGCACCAGCCCTGCTACGTTGTTCATGGGTCTTACTGCTGAATCGCTCACAACTGGAAGCGAAGGGTTCGTCATCGCGTTTGGTAAACTGCGCGGCATTCAAACCAATGGCGCAAACTACGGTCAAACATGGGTTGATGGCGAAATCATCTACGCTGGAACAACGACTGGATCGCTAACTAAAACGCAGCCTTCAGCGCCAAATCCAATCGTTCAAGTCTTGGCAGTAGTCCATGCTCACGCATCAAATGGGACTTACTTCATTCGACCAAATTATATCCTTGGCGATGTTTTTGGTCCTGCTAGCTCAACAGATAATGCACTGGTTCGATTTGATAGCACCACTGGAAAGCTGATTCAAGTTAGCGGAATCACTGTGGCTGATGGGGCTAGCGGCACTCTTGCTGGTAGTAACAGTGGCGACGTATCTCTCGCTGGAACTCCTGACTATATCACGATTTCAGGCCAGACAATCACTCGCGGACTAATCGACCTTGCCGCTGATGTAACCGGCGATTTACCACTAGCAAATCTAACCCAATCATCCGCTGCATCCAAACTACTTGGACGAGGAAGTGCATCTGGCGCTGGTGATTTTGAAGAGATTACAATTGGTTCTGGACTAACCATGTCTGGCACAACTATTAGCGCATCAGGAGGAGGTGGATCACCTGGAGGTGTTGACACCGAGTTGCAATTCAACAACTCTGGAGCCTTTGGAGGCGCGGATATTCGTTGGGTTGATCCATATTTGGAAATGCCAATTGATGGAACCGTTGCGACAAGGGCAAAAATAGGGATGCAATCTGGTGCTGATAACGGCGCTTTCACAGCTAATGCTGGAAATTTACTAACCTACGGAGGCAACGGTGGACCAACACCACAAAGTCCAGGAGGTGGGTCTGGGGGTTCCGGTGGATATATCCGTACTTTTGGCGGAAACGGATTTACAAGCGGCGAGCCTGGAGGCGACTACGGCGGAGGTAATGGTGGTTACATTGACACATCTGGCGGTGAAGCATCAGACGGTCAAAACGGTAATCCAGGCGGCTATATTAATACGAGCAATGGCGGAGGAAATATCGACACCAACCAAGGCTTCATTGAGCTTGGTCAAGTCGGCAGTAGAACCACTATCGACAGCGGAGCAACAACCGATTACACGCTAATCACACCAACAGGTCCAGGTACTGCTGGTCAATTACTAAATATTGCAAGCGTATCAAGCGGACTTGTTCAACTTGGTTACCTCTCTACACCCATTGCTATCGCCAACGGCGGCACAGGTCAAACCACCGCAGTAGCTGCGTTTGATGCGCTCGCGCCAACCACGACAAAAGGCGATCTTATTGCTCACAATGGCACCGATAATATCCGAGTTGCTGTAGGTGCTACTAACGGCCATGTGCTGACTGTTGACAGCGCCGAGGCAAGTGGAATCAAATGGGCTGCGGCAAGCAGTGGGAAACTAGCCCAAGCGGTTACTGCATCGTCTGTAACATCTGGATCAACTACAGCAAACATACCATTTGACGACACCATTCCGCAAAACACGGAAGGACTTGAAATATTAACGCTAGCAATAACACCGACAAATGCCAGCAGCACGCTCCAAATTACTGCGACCGTGACGGTTTCTGGCGGCGGAATAGTGAGTGTGGCTGGGGCATTGTTTGTTGATTCAACGGCTAACGCAATTGCGGCAAACCTTAACACTGTTGGAGGTCTTGGGTATTTCAGTTTTTTAACTGTCGTAGCATCCATTTCAGCAGGCTCAACCTCCGCTCGAACCTATAAATTTCGTATAGGTAATTCAACCGGCGGCACTGTTTATTACAATAGATGGGCGACTGGTGACTTATACTCAACTGCTGGACCAGAGACTAGAATAACAATTCTCGAAATATTACCATGAAACATATAGAATTAATCGGCAACATGGTTACATCAGTGCGATCCGCTCCATATCCAATCGAATCACCAACAACCATTGAAGCGCCTAACGAGGTGGAGTGTGGTTGGATTAAAAACGGTGACGAGTGGATTGCCCCCGTGGTACCAGTAGTCGTCAGTTTCCGCTCCTTAGCATTCGCCCTCCTCGAAGCCGGACTCTACCCGCAGGTCAAAGCCGCCGCTTTAGCAACTCCAGAAGGAGAAATTTGGTGGAACACGGCGCAAAGCACTACAGTCCATCGCGATCATCCATTTGTGATTGAGCTTGGCGCTGCTATCGGTCAAACACCTGAGCAGTTAGATGCCATTTTCGCATCGGCATTGGCTTCTCAATCTTAACAAAACTAATTCACAAATCATGAGCCACGACGAATCTCTCGCCATTGACGAACTTCGCAAAACCATCCGATGGCTCATTGGCGGTGTCATTGGACTTTTGAGCGGTGCCGCTGGCGTAGGAGGATGGGTAGCAACGCAAGAAGGTCGAATTTCAAGTCTTGCTGAGGCGGATAAAATCTCTATTACAGACCGATCTGAAATGCGTGGCGAACTGAGAGCGCATTCATCCATCATTAACGCCATCCAAAAGGACTCAGCCGTTCAATCGCGAGATCTGCAATACATTCGCGAGGCGGTGACGGAGATTAAGGAGTCCATGAAAAAGCCTTAACTTATGTGGCCTTTCACCTCCAAGCCTAAGCGACAACTTCGCTGTCTAAACGGGGCCACGGTTCATTCGCTAGTAGTGCGAGCACTTGAGGGAAAAACGCTATCTAATTTCAGATTCCTCATGCAGAAGGGCATCATGGCTTGCCCGTCTAAGCCAATGCTGCGTAAGGTAGCAGATCAAGCCTATAGACCTTGGCAAAGCGAATTGTGGGAATGCGAGGACCAAGCTCGTGCAGTTGTTCATCAAGCGCAGCTTGCTGCCGCTAAAGAAGGATGCTCTTGGGCTGTAGGAACGCTGCGTGCAAATGCTCCTGAAGGCTCAAGCCACGATCTCCATGTGTTCGTGTGGGCTATACTTGATTTACCAGAAGGTCTGCAATTTACCTTGTTCGACCCAACTGCCGACGACTGGGCAGATGTGCCAGACCTATCTGGCGTTGATTACGCACTGACATGAATATGGAACCAAACATGAAGCCTCGCATTGCCCTATTCAATGGCGATGGAGTGGTATCTTGGCTTATCAAAAAGCAGACGCGCTCAAAGTATTCACATGCGGCGATGCTTATTCCTGGCACCACAAATCGCATTATTGAATCGCGAGAGTTCAAGGGGGTCCGGCTCCACACTCTGGACGAATCAGATAACCGACTGATCGACTGGTTTGCCATTCCAAGCATGAGTGATGAGGATTACAATCATGCCATTAGCCTATTCTTGGGCCAGCTTGGAATGCCATACGACTACTGGAGCGTTGCTCGATTCGTCACCAAAAAGCCAGCGCGAGAGAATGGCAAATGGTTCTGCTCCGAGGCAGTTCACAAGATGCTAGCGGATGCCGGAACTCGTCTTCTTGTTCGCATTCCTTCAGCAGAAGTTTCTCCTGCCCACTTGGGCATTTCACCACTACTTGTTCAAGTTGCCGCACCATGAAATACCTCTCACTTATCCTTGTCGTCTCAACGCTGTCTTCTTGCTCGATTACAGACTCATCCAACGTAAAACGCATCGCTGTGGCTGGAGGAGTCGGTTATCTCACCGGTGGCAAAGCTGGGGCAATTTCCGCCGCCACTGCCGAGTTTAGCAGAACCAGCGCAAAATCCCCTCGCAATATTCAACCATGAGTTTATATTTAACCGCTAATGAGTTTATAGGATTCAGTTTTGCAGTGGTATCCATATCAGTCTGGGCGCTAATAGTTTCAGTAAAACCATAAAATATACCAAATGAAAAAACCAACAAAGCCAGCCAAAACAGTCAAGAAAGCCGTCAAAACACAGGGCAAAGATACACTATCCTTCCTTGGAATCCCATTTGGGAAGATCCCCAAAGGAATGAAGAAGTAAACCATCAACACCTATCCTCGCGATATGAAAAACTGGTCCACCGCTGTTCATGAAACCCAAGAGATTCGCCACAAGAAGACTGTGGCCGACTTTGAGAGTGAGCGTAAAAAGCTGCTCAACGTCATTTCAGAAAAGGACAATCAGCTTAATATCGCACTTGGAATCGGCGGTGTTAAGCCTGTTGCTTCCAAGATCAATGCAGTCAGCGATTTTGACTCCGAAGCAACTTTTGTAGCCGTCGCATCAGATTGGCATGTCGAAGAGACAGTTGAAGGAAAAACCATCAACAACCTCAACGAGTTCAATCTTGATATTGCTGAACAGCGAATCAATCGCTTCTGGAACTCGATTATTCGCATGGCAAAGATTCAACGCCATGGTGCCAAAATTGATCGCCTTGTACTGATCTTAGGTGGCGATTTAATGACTGGCTATATCCACGAGGAACTGTTGGAGAATAACGCTCTGTCTCCAACGCAGACAGTGTTGTGGCTTCAAGATCAGATCGCCAGTGGAGTTGAATTGCTTTCTAAGCACTTTGGAGAAATTGTGATTCCATGTTGCTACGGGAATCACGGACGCAACACTCGCAAGCCACGTCATGCTACAGGCGCTGCCAACAGCTACGAATGGATGCTTTACAAAACAATGGCGAAGCATCTTGCTGACAAGGCTTCTTGGCACGTTTCTGACGGC